TAAGGATGATGGCTTAGTACAGCACTCAGGTTTGTGCATTATTGATTTTGATAAATATCCAGATGCTGATACCATGGTAGCTGAGAGGCAGAGGCTAATTAATGACAAGTACACCTATATGCTATTTACCTCACCTAGTGGCAAAGGGCTCAAGGTAATTATTCGCATTCCCCCATGTGATAAATTAGAGCACAGGAGACGGTTTAGCCACTATGAGCAGTACATCAATAGTGAATGGTTTGATACCTCCAATAAGAATGTCAGCAGGGTGTGCTTTGAGTCCTATGATCCTGAGGCCTATCTCAATGAGTTTGCTGCTATCTATACCGGTATCCTTGAGGATACAGGGTACAACCGAGCAGAATATACGCCCAAGGTAATCATTACTAACGAGAAGCGTATTATTGACAAGGTGCTTAAGTTTAACCATGGTAAATTTACAGAAGGCAACAGATCCAACTGGGTCTATAAGGTAGCCTGCTGCCTATGTGAGTACTCCATCCCACTGACTACTGCAGAAAATACACTACTGCAATATGCTGAGAATGGTTTCACAACTAGCGAAATAGTAAACAGCACCCGTAATGCCTACAAGAGGGCTCAGTTTGGTCTCAAGGTATTTGAGGATGCGGAGGCCATCAATGGTATTAAGGTCAAGCTCAAGCAAGGTATATCACCAGAGGACATAGCCAAGCAGCTCAGTGTGTCTACCGACGACATAAAAAGCATACAGAAGGAAGAGGATATATTCTGGGAGGTAAAAAAAAACACCGTGAGTATCATTCCTAACAAGTATGCTGCCTGGCTGCATAAGCAGGGCTTTGCAAAGTATTATCCGGAGCGTTCAAATAACCCTATTTTTGTGTACATAATCGAGAATAAGGTGCAAGAGAGCTCTGTGGAGAAGATCAAGGACCATGTACTAACCTATCTATTGGACCGAGAGCTAATGGATGTGTACAACTACTGTGCCAAGAGCACTCAGCTCTTTACACCGCAGCACCTTAATATGCTTGATAGCATTGATATGAAGATTGTGCAAGATGGTAAGGCCGAGTGCTATCTACCATTTACAAATGGTGTGGCAGTTATCACTAAAAATAAGGTCAAGCTACTGAGCTACATTGATATTGATGGTTATATCTGGAGGGATCAAATCATACCTAGAGAATTTAAGGTTGAAAATAATCATGATAACAACTTCAAGGACTTTGTTTCTAAGATATGTGCTCAGGATGTTAACCGAGTCAAGTCAATGAGGACCACCATAGGATACCTACTGCATACTTACAAGGATAAGGCCGATCAGAAGGCAGTAATTTTCAATGATGAGGAGATAGATGATAACCCTAATGGAGGGAGTGGTAAAAGTTTGATGCTGACAGCCATCGGTCATATCCGTAAAATAGTCAAGATTGATGGTAAGCTGTTTAACCCAGCAAAAAATGATTTTTCATACTCTAGAGTTAACCCTGATACTCAGGTGCTAGCGTTTGATGATGTAAAAAAACATTTTAATTTTGAACAACTGTTCTCACTGATCACAGAGGGTATACCTGTTAACCGTAAAAACAAGGATGAGTACTACATCCCATACGAAAGGAGCCCTAAAATAGTGATTACAACTAATTATGTTATTAGTGGTACTGGTGGTAGCCATGATCGGAGAAGGCATGAGGTGGAGTTCAATCAATACTTTAATGCTTATCACTCACCTATTGATGAGTATGGCTGCAAGCTGTTTGATCAATGGACTGATGATGAGTGGAGCTACTTTGATAACTACATGATAGACAACATCAAATACTACCTTAATCATGGTCTCTATCAAGCCAACAGTATTAATAGTGACCTTAAAAAGTTGATCCAAGAGACCTGCAAGGAGTTTGTTGACTTCGTGCAGGATACGCCTCTGAAGGCTGATGGTAAGCAACTGCATAAGTACAAAGGGCTTATGTTGCAATTCCAAGAGGAAACCAACGCATTTAAGGACCTTAAGCCTCAAGTGTTTGCACGTTGGATAGATTGTTATGCTACGTACATGAAATATAAATTAACTAAACATAGAAACCATGAAGGTCGTCAATTTTTTCTTACTCCTACTCAGCCTGTTTAGCTGTAAAACAGCTCAGAAATGTGATGCATACAGCATCCAAGGATATGATCATATCCAAGTACTTGGGTATACAGATATTGTTCCTACCTTTGGTGAGGGAAAGCTCAACCTACCACCTGGTGAGTACATCATTAAGGCATGGAAAGGTGAGGAGATAACATACATACGATATGAAAAAAGAACACAGTAAGACACTACACGACCTTAAGATATGCAAGGTGTTATCTAAATGCCCTACCTATCCTGTTAACTATATTCCAAAAACTATGTATAATGACTCAACAGCCAATGGACTCACCAAGGCTATCTGTGATTGGATCAATCTGCATGGCTATCAAGCTGAGCGCATCAACACCATGGGTGTGGCACGGACAAGGTACCGGACTGATGGATCAGTGGCAGGTGTTACTTGGACCAAAGGCACCGGTACTGTAGGATCTGCTGACATATCGGCTACGATTAAGGGCAGAAGTGTCAAAATAGAGGTGAAGATTGGCAATGATAGGCAGAGTGATGCACAGAAGAGATACCAAGAGAACATTGAGAAGGCAGGAGGTATCTATATTATTGCAAAAAATTTTGATGATTTTGTTGAATGGTACAATAATTTTGTATCTTTGTAAAAATTAAACCTATATTTTATGACAACAAGAGCAAAAAAAGAGGAGGTAGTACCTCAGGCTGTAAGCCTAAATATCTACCAGAAAATACACTGTGCCAAGCAGTCCATTGGTAAGGTTATTAAAAATGCCACCAACCCACACCTGAAGCGTAACTATGCTGACATCAATGCTATCCTTGAGACCGTAGAGCCTGCACTCATGGACTGTGGCCTGCTGTTGATACAGCCGGTGAAGGATGATAAGGTATACACTATCATTATTGATATAGAAAATGAGGACACTGTGGAGTCTTTCATGCAGTTACCGGTAATCACGGATGCACAGAAACTTGGAGGAGCTATCACTTACTTCCGAAGGTACACCCTTGTATCTCTCCTATCCCTGCAAGCCATTGATGACGATGGTCATGAGGCTTCAAGAGCTCCCAAGGCTAAGCCAACCCTTGATGGTGACAGATGGATTAAGGCACTCAATGCTATCAAGGATGGTAGATACACTGTTGAGGATCTCAAGGCAACCTATTTACTAACCAAAGATCAGGAGGCACAGCTATGAAGTTTAGAGCATCACAATTAGGTAAGCTAATGACCTCCTCCAGAACTAAGGGGGAGGCACTTAGCCAAACAGCTAAGAGCTACATTGTCCAGAAGGCTAAGGAAGACTATTTCGGATATAAGAATGAGCTCACTAACAAGTATCTTATCAAGGGAATAGAACAGGAACAGGACTCTATTGACCTGCTTAACCTGGTAAGAGTGGAGCAATGGGTAAAGAATGAGAAGAGAGCAGAGAATGAGTGGCTCACAGGGTGCTGTGATATAGTGACTGATCTATGTGTTATTGATATCAAGACATCATGGTCATTGGATACGTTCCCTGCTACTACCTATGAGCTGAAGGACCTAAATGAGTATGAGTGGCAGGGCAGAGCCTATATGTGGCTGTATGATATGCCATGCTTTGAGCTATGTTATATTATGGTAAGCACTCACCCAGAGCTACTGAGTCAATATGATCCATATGACATACATGAGGTAGACCACATAGCTCCTGAAAAGAGGATAACATCTATCACATTTCAACGTGATAAGGATATGGAGATACAGATGGCTGAGAGGCTGATAGAGGCCACATTGTTTTACAAAGAAGTATTGACCCAATTAAATAATAAATAACATGACACGACACGAATTTTTTGTTGAGGCCTGTTTGAGGGCGTTGCAAGGACTATTAGCTGCATCCGGTGAGTACCGTGATGAGTTTATTGTGGATCCACCCAAACACATGGCTGTGGCTGCATATCAATATGCCGAGGCACTCACTCAGCAGGTGTATGGTGATCCTATACAATGGCCCTCAGAATTGTATTAACATGAAAGCAACAATAGAATATAACCTCCCAGAGGAACAATACGAATGGGATAACGCTATTAAGGCTGATGCTATGTACTCGGCACTTTATGATATCTCTCAGGAGTTAAGAACACTATGGAAGTATGAGGAGCTCAGTGAGGAGGAGTGGAAGATGGTAGAAAGAATCAGAGATAAGTTCTATGATATATTAAATAAAAATCAAATAAACCTGGATAAATGAGTAAATTTAAAGGCGAGGTGGTATTTATGACACCTACAACAACAGTAAATGACAAGTTTAAGAAAAGAGACATAACCCTCAAATCACAAGATGAGTATCCTCAGTACGTTACCTTTCAGCTAACACAAGATAAGTGCTCCTTGGCTGATAACCTGAACATTGGGGATGTGGTGGAGCTGAGCTACAACCTACGAGGCCGCAGATGGGAGGCACAGGATGGTACCATAAAGTACTTTAACACCATCGAGGCATGGACCATGAGCTCTTCTGCTCCTGTTGTTGAAAAAAAGTTAGTAAATAAACAAGCATCTAAGCATGAAGACTCTGACGATCTACCTTTCTGACGGTGAAACCCTTAGCCAGTGGGCTGTAAAGCAGGCTAACTATATGCTCAATGACCGGTACAGACTGGTGCATCTGTCTAAGGACATGACAGCACCGTACCATACTGTTAGGAGGTTTGTTGCAGGGCATAATGTAGCACTTAAGATACAAGATAAGTTTATTTCATTATATTTGAGCCATGTATACGGTAATTACCCTGATCCCGATAGCATGGTGGCTCACAGAATTTGAGCCTCTTCAAGCAACTATTGACCGCATCCCTATGTCTGCATGGCTGAGGGATGCATTCACTTGTGTGAAGTGTGTATCTTTTTGGCTTACTCTTATTGTTTCACTTGATTTTATACTAGCATGTCAGACAGCACTATTGGCTTACCTGTTGAGCAGAGTGATAGAGAGGTTGTAGATAGAGTGCTATCTCTGCCTGCGTCACTGCGTTACTCTAAGCACTCACTTTCTCAACTGCTACAGATCAGGATCAAATACCAAGGACCACAGCCCTCAGAGTGTTTCTGTGCATCGGTGAGACGGAAGGTGTGGTACAAAGAATTTACTGTATGGTATGAAGACTATCTTAGACAAGTTGGTGTCACAACAGTATGAGGAGCTCGAAGCCTATACTCACTACCTACTCAATAGGCTAGGCAGTCAGCTTGACGCTGCAACTGTTATATCTAATAGCTATCTGCACTGTGTTAAAATAGAATGCACTGACCAAAATACCATGAAGAGCTATATGCTCAACACTATTAAGAAACAGATCATGTGGTCAGGCTCCCAAAGTAATAGAGAGGAGTCTATCAATAGCTCTTGTGATGAAGTAGAGGAAATAGATGATACAACTGACCTAGACAATAAAATCATGTATGAGAAGTTATACAACCGGAATAAGGCATACATAGAGATATACCGGTCTAGCTGTGAGGATAGAGTCAGTCAGATAGTACTTAGTGCTTATGTTGACAAGGGATACAACACAGCTCGGAGCATGGCAAAGTATTTTGACATCCCTGTTACCTCAGCTCACTACTTGATATCTCATATTAAACAAAAACTTCGTGAGATACAATATAAGTATGAGAATTAGTCAACTCATAGCCACATGCTGTAACTTCTTAGGTATCTTTACAGGTATCTCACTGCTGTGGCTTAACTATCAATGGGCCTGCTATAGCGCAGGATCTTGGATATTAGGATACTATTTATATTTAATTAGAGACGAATATGAGCAAAAAAAAAATAACACCGAAGGTGAACCCTGAGTATTTGGGTCATACATTGGAGATTACAGGACCTAACAGCACTATGAAGGTAGTAGTAACTGAAGCACTAGCCAAAGAGCACATTTATTACACTTCTATTGGCTTAGGTTATTTATTTATTGTTGAAGATGCCAAGACCGAGGATTAATGAGACTGCTGAGCAGTACATCTCACGGTGTATGGCTGATGCTGAGACCATAGAGAAGTACCCAGATCAGGCACAACGGTATTTAGTGTGTGGGTCTATGTATGATACTCCTCTAGGTAACTATAAGAATGTGTTTGCTCAATCCTATGATGACTATCCTAAGGCTGCCTCGGACAATGCTAAGGTAGCTCTTAGATGGGTTGAAGAGAATGGATGGGGGCAGTGTGGCACAGGAGTAGGCAAAGCCAGAGCTAATCAGCTAGCCAAGGGTGAGCCACTTACTGAGAGTACCATTGCACGTATGGCAGGCTTTGCTAGGCACCGGCAGAATGCACAGAGAGAGCTCGGGGATGGATGTGGTAGGCTCATGTGGTTAGCATGGGGAGGTGATGAGGGGATAGCTTGGGCTCAACGTAAACTAAAACAAATTAGAGGTGAGCAAAAATAAGTACATAGAGACTCCTGAGGACCTACAGAGAATGTGGAAGGACTATAAAGCTCAGTTGCCTGTAGATTTAATACCTGTGCTATCAACTAAGACAGGTCAGGTAATGTTTCTGCCTACGCAAAAACCTCCTACAAGACATGGCTTTGAGGCCTATGTATGGGAAAAGTATGGCCATGGTGTGAAGCAGTACATAGATAACCAAGACAAAGCATATAATGAATATCTGGGAGTCGTTACGTACATAAAGAATGATTGGACCGATGACCATATCACTGGCACTATGACCGGTAAGTACAAGTCACCCAACCTTACAGCAAGAATAATCGGAGTCAATGACAATGTGGATGTTACTACCAAGGGTCAGGCAATGAATGACATCAAGGTAACTATAGTAACACCTGACAGTGAATAATCAGATAGACTACATGGCATCGGTGGTTGAGCAGTACATGCTTAAAGTCAAAAGTAAAAAAGTCCGGATCAACAGAAGGCTAGTAGCAATGGATGCAAGGCAGTTGGTCATGCTATACAATGCCTACCGACAGATAGTACATGGAGTTAAAGAGCACGATTATATTTCAAAAGAACCACCAGGCACTTGAGGGTCCTGAGAGGTTTATAGTGAATGAGGGAGGGTCAAGGTCATCAAAGACCTACAGCCTATGTCAGCTAATGATAGTGTACTGCCTGCAGAATAGAGGTAAGGTAGTATCTATTATACGTAAGACTTTCCCTGCATTAAGGGCAACAGTATTAAGAGACTTTACGAAGATACTCAAAGACCTTGGTATCTACTCTCAGGAAGCTCACAATAAGAGTGAGCAGATATACACCTTCCCCAATGGATCTATGGTGGAGTTTTTTAGTGTGGATGATGAGCAGAAGATCAGAGGTAGGAAGAGAGACATAGCATGGTGTAATGAGGCCAATGAGTTGTACTTCGATGACTTTACTCAGCTTAACATGAGGACTGAGCACAAGCTAATCTTTGACTACAACCCATCGGACAACAGCTCGTGGCTGTATGAGTTACCTGCTGAGGATACCATACTGATCCGGTCCACCTACAAGGATAACCCATTCCTACCTCAGTCCATCAAGAACCAGATAGAGGACCTGAAGAGAACGGATGAGGCACTGTATCAGATCTATGCCTTGGGTCAGAAGGCAGTAAGCAAGAGTAACATCTACAGCCAATGGACCTTTATGACTCACAGGCCTGCAAGGTTCACTCAGTACGTGTATGGCCTTGACTTTGGGTACAACCACCCTACTGCACTGATGAGGGTGTATTGGCATGAGAGAGACATCTTCATTGAGCCTGTGATCTATGAGAGCTACCTGACCACCACCATGCTCATTGAGAAGATGAGACAGCTCAACATTGAGAGGGAGGTCACTATCTTAGCTGACTATTCAAGGCCTGAGATTATTGCCGAAATGGTGAGCAGTGGCTATGATGTCATTAACGCTAACAAGGTGGTGAAAAAAGGCATTGATTACGTTAAGACCTTCGGAGTATACTGCATGGATAGCAAGGACATCAAGAGGGAGTATGACAACTACAAGTGGAGAAAGATAGGCGACCACATTACGGATGAGCCGGTCAAGCTCTTTGATGATGCCATGGATGCTGTGAGGTATGCAGTCACCTACATCAAGGATGAGTACTTTACTGACAGTGCATACATATCCTTCTAAACAGATGAGAACATTAAGACAATATAAGTATGGCAGTATCTCTAATAGCTAAACCCTACACCCTAACACCTGCATACAATGAGGTGAAGTTCATCCATGACTCTACCAACAAGAACCTGCAGGGATTTAAGTACATCTATGACATCTACCAGAGTGGTACAGTTAACAAGATAGCAGAGTATCGGGTGCTACCTGTGTATGGCACTGGCTATGGTGAGGTGGACCTATCCAAGCTATTGCAGTCCTATGTGAGCTATGACCTGAACCTGACCAATACAACGGTATACAATGCATCGAGCAGCCACTACAAGTATGATGTTAAGGTAGGAGAGGAGTACCTCACTACCACTACCTACACGGCTGCACTCACTCAGTACCTGCTAGCTCCCTACGTGGGTAGGGTACAGATTAACGTGGTTAACACCTTTGCAGTCGGTGACCAGATCAATATCACTGAGATAGGTGGTGGTGCAGCTAACCCAAGTATGGAGGGGCTATTCACTGTGGTGGTAGCTAACCCTGCCTTCATTGTGATCAATGTGCTGTACTCAACCATTGTGAACCCTAATAAGGATGGAGAGATAACCTATGCAGATGGTAGGAGAACAGTGACTAGAGACCTACACCTTGACCTCAACCAATTTGTGTTCAATGGAGCTATACGATGGGTAGATATGCCTGCATACAACTGGCAGGACTTCATGCTCAACAACGTGACTGACAGGCTACTGACCAACCAACCTGAAGGTATTACACACTTCAATGCTACACTGTCTCAAGATATATGGTTCAACGCTGTGGCTAATGGAAGCCCAGGTGGTTCGGACTTTATGTATTTTGAAAGTGACATAGGGTTTGTATACCGGAAGTCTATCAATGCTATTGACCATGTGAGTGGTATCTCTGTAGGTCCTAATAACCATGGTACCTTGATCCCTGTGGTAGGGTCATTGCCACTCATTAAGCCTACCACTCAGTACTATTATGTATATTATTACAGAGCAGGGCAGGTGTCACAGCACTACTACATCGGCATAGATAGGAGGGTGAGAGACATTGAGTACAGCATCCTGTTTCTTGACCGTATGGGTTCATGGAGTAGCTTTGCCTTTACCGGTAGATTCTACGAGAAGGGCAACATCACTAGGACTCAATACAATAAGGATGTAGAGGGCTATGTCAGTAGTAGCCGATGGACCTACAACACACAGGATAGAGGCTTTCTAAACACTCACATCACAACGGACACCACCCTTGACCTAAACACTAACTGGATGACAGAGCAGATGGCTGAGTACTTCGTGGAGTTGTTGAGTTCACCAGAGACCTACATCAAGATAGCTGACTACAGCAATGCCTGTGATGCACCCATCAGCACTGAGTACGTGAGCTGTAACATAGTGACCTCAAGCTATGAGGTGTATCAGCAGAGGAACAACCATTTAATAAAGCAGAGCATTACGGTGAAGCTTGCAAACAACAACATAGTCAATGGTTAAGATACAATTACTGACAGGCTACCTTGATGTCAAGGAAGGCACTGCCTTCCCATTGAACTTTCAAGTAGGTGACATTAGAGATATCTCACAACGGAAGGGTAATTTTAGTAAGACAATTAAGCTCATTGGTAGCAAGAATAACAATAAGCTCCTAGGTCAGTACTATGATGTGAACATTGAGGCAGGTACCTTCAACATCAACACCTTGACTACCTGCTCTGTCATACAGGATGGCATCCCTATCATGGAGAATGTATCCATGCAGTTGACCAACGTGGTCAAGGTACAGGACACCTCTGGCTATGAGGAGTCAGTTGAGTATGATGTGCTCATCAAGGAGAGCAAGGGTGATTTCTTTACAGCTATTAATAATCTTGAGCTGACAGATATAGACTTCAGTGACCTTAACCATACTTTTGATGCCTTTAATGTGGTCAACAGGTTCTCCAATACGGTAACTGATGGGTTCAAGTACAGCCTCCCTGGTAGTGGTGATGTGCAGTATGGTACTAATGAGTTCAAGCCTTGTATCTTTGCCAAGACTTACCTTGACCGTATCTTTGCTAATGCAGGCTATCAGTACAACTGGGCAGGGTTGACTGCTGCAAGATTTGACAGGCTCATCATCCCCTACAACGGTGATGTAGATAACTTTGACTACAATGACTACATGGTCAAGGCTGAGAAGACCACACCATTTACTTTGACTGGTGACACCTCCGTGTCGGGATACACTAACATACCATTTGTACCAGGTTCACCCATTACTGCATGGACTGAGACAGAGGACCCACAAAACATCTTCAACCCTGTGACAGGTGTCTACACTACACCGTTTAACATCAGCAGTAACAACGCACAGGAGTACACCTACACTGTTCAGATCCGGTACAGGCTTGACCTTATTAACCCTACCGGTGCTACCATATTTAGTGCCAAGCCCAACAACGGGGGTATACAAGCACCTAACCCTGTTTTTTATAGACCGATATTGATAGTGCAGGGTTTAGGTGGAATCGGTAGTCCGTTTATTACGCAGGCACTATACACTAACCCTAACCCACTGAGTGCTGCTGTCAACAACGGTGTGCAGTGCCCTCTTAGTGTTTTACCAGGTACTACTACGGTACTAAGTCAGACAGTTGTAGCTACATTGCCTGTAACAACTCAGAACTTTCCACAGTTAAGTACTTGCAGGTTGTACGCAGTTGTTAACCAACCATACCATATCCCTGCAGGTCAGAGCCAAACAGGCACTTGCTGGAGGGTAGGTAGTATCTTTGGTGCCGCAGCTCCCAATGTCCGTCTTGACATGATCATTGACAGCGTCTACCTGACTATTGTGCCTAACAATAACATTGTAGCCATTGGTGGTATCTTGGAGGTCAATGACTATGTACCTAAGAAAATTAAGCAGAGTGACTTTGTAAAGGCCATATTCAATATGTTCAACCTGTATGCTGAGGTGGACAAGGTACAGCCTAACACCATCAACCTCATACACCGTGATGACTACTATGACTCAGGAGCTGAGGTTGACTGGACGTACAAGCTAGCCAAGGACCAAGAGCAGGAGCTGTCATTTCTACCAGAGCTCACAAGTAAAAAGCTCATCCTTACCTATGCACCAGATAAGGATGCACCCAATGAGACCTACACCAATGCTACCAACCAGATTTATGGGCAGGCTGAGGTAGTTTTTGACAATGATTATGTCAAGGATGTAACTTTGAAGCCTGTACTGTTTAGTCCTACACCCATCATGCGTACACCCTTCAATGCATACACACCTATACTATGTGGTGCAGCACCTAAGACTAACATCCGGATATTGTATGATGGTGGCATGAAAATTTGCAACCCTTACAATATCTATGATTATGGAGTGGTAGGTATGTTAGGACTTACAAGCTACCCATACGTGGGGCACTTCGATGACCCATTGCTACCTACCTTTGACATCAACTTTGCAACCTGTGCCTTCTATTTCTACAGCCCTACAAGCCTAACAGAGAACAACCTCTACAACCGGTATTGGAGGCGCACAATGGGGCAGATTAACAACGGTAAGATGTTGACTGCTATGTTTAACCTAACTGAGAGCGACATCCAAAAGATGAAGCTCAATGATAAGATAAGGATAGACAACAGTTGGTGGAACATCAACAAGGTCATTGACTACGATGCCAACGCTAACAAGCTTACCAAGGTGGAGCTCATTAGCATAGACAATGAGATAAATTTCATGCCCTTTGTTTCTGGCTTCAATGAGCCTGGGATAGGACTGCCTAATGTAGGACCTATTCAGCAAGTAGCTAACAACAGCATGATCAGGACTAAAAGCTCCTATTCCAACGTAACAGGCAACGGGGGTATGCAAGGTGAGATCATTGGTAAGGGCAACGTAGTGCCACCAGGATACAAGACACTGATAGTAGGTGATGGTTATCAGGTTACTCAGGATGGTATAGTGGTAGACAATTTAGTAGTAAGAAGTAGCTACAACGGTGTGCCTGTTGACAATACACCACTAAGATACATTGCCAACCTCACACAGGCAGGTGCAGCAAATCCAACAGCCTACGTCATAGAGGGTAGCTTTGGCAGTATTACATGGATAAGGATAGCACAGGGGCAGTACTGGGGCTACCTTGATCAATATGACCCACTGACACCACTCACTGAGCTATCAGTTATGATAAGCAGTAACATCTTGGATGGGCTTATCACTGCACAATACATAGCAGTTAAACAAGTAATAGAGGTGTTCACCACACAGGTAGGTGTGGGCTTGGTAGATGACTACCTCAATAGTACAACAATAATGATATATTACTATCCACAATAATGAATAGCGTAGAGATACCATTAAAGGTCCAAGGGATTGCACAGATACGAGCAGAGCTCAAGGCATTAAAGAGTGAGCTAGCCAATGCTACTGATCCTGAAGAGATGGCTAGACTTGCTGAGCAGGCAGGGGTGCTTAGTGATAAGTTGAAGGATGCCAATGAGAAGGCAGCAGTCTTTGCCACGGGCTCCAAGTATCAGCAGACTAGAAATGCATTTAGCTCTATGAAGGATGACCTCATGGAGCTTGACTTTGAGGGAGCACAAGAGAAAGCTAAGATATTTGCTACCACCCTTGGCAGTGTCAACCCTGGTCAGCTCAGTAGTGGCTTTAAAAATCTTATGGGCACTCTTACTTCCTTAGGAGGTGCCTTTATGAAGTTAGGTATGCAGATATTGGTCAACCCTATCTTTTTGATTGTGGCTGCAGTGGTGGCTATAGTAGCCATCATTGTTGTCTTAATGCAAAAATTTGGAATACTTCAAAAGGTAATAGATGCACTTATGGCACCGATCAATGCACTCATTGCAGGTTTTGCAGCACTGACTGATTGGCTAGGAATAACTACCAATGCCTTGGATGAGAAACATGATACTGCGATGAAGCAATTAGAAGCAGAGGACAAGAGACTGCAAGCCGCTAATGAGCTCAAGCAACAAGTGTATACTCAAGAGGTAGGAGCTATAGATAGACAGATAGCTCTTGCTGCTGCACAGGGTAAGGATACAACTGAGCTGACAAGGAAAAAAATTCATGGATCTATCACGTTTCAAAAACAACAACTTAAAGAAATAGAAAATCAGATAAAATCAGTCGCAGTAACACTAGCAGAAACCGAAGCATTGAACGCTAAGAAAAAAGCTCAAGGTCAGGAGGTAGATTTACAGGATCAGGAGAAGTTACAGAAAAAATTAAACGAGTTAAAAAATCAAAGAGTGCAGGTCAATGAGTCTATTTTGAACAGTGAAAATCAACTGAAAATAATGGATGCTGAGGCTGCAAAAAAATTAAGAGAAAAAGCAAACAAAACAGGTAGCAAAAAAGATATAGAAGCAGCAGGCAAGGCTGAACTTGATTTAAAAAGAGCACAAAAGGATCAAGAAATAGCTATGATACAAGATGCTAATCTTCGTGAACAAGAAACCATAAAAGAAAAATATAAAAGATTACAAGAGGACCTAAAAACTGATAGCAAAAAAACTGCTGCTCAAAAGATAGAATATGAAAAACTCTACCAACAACAACTGACCGTAGAGTTAGAAACAGCAGAAAAAAACCGTAAAAAAATTGAGCAAGAAAATCTTATTAAGGCTAATGAAATGATCAACCAATTACGGTTAGAACTCATGCCTGAAGGTGCTAATAAAGAGAAGGCCATGCAGGATGACAAGTATCGTAAACTACGTGAGGCCGCTATTGCTGATACCACACTTACTGAGGAGAAGAGGAATGAGATACTTGACCTGTATGATGAGCAACGTAAAATGGAGGATGAGGCTAAAATAAAGGCAGATCAAGATATTAAAGATGAGTTTGCGAGAAACTTTGCCCTATCTCAAATGACTCAATCAGAACAGGAGCTTGAAGCATTGAGAGTCAAGTATGAAGAGGAGCGTAAACTAGCAGAGGGCAATGCTGCTCTATTGCTAGAAATGGAGGAGAAATACAAAAATGATAGAAAAAAGATACTAGATGCTCAGACATTGGCAGCCATTGAAGAGAAGACAAAAGAACGTGATGCCATCATTAGCTTGACCAATGACATCTTTGGTGGTGTCAGTAACCTGGCCGGTATGATGATCAAGGACCAAAAGAAACTTGAGAAATTTAACAAGGCCTCTGCACTCATTCAGATAGGTATTGACACAGCCAAGGCTATCTCTGCATTGGTTGCTGCATCTCAGGCTAACCCATTAAATGCTGCTACATTTGGTGCTTCAGGTTTTGCACAATTCGCTACGGGTATTATTCAGATTTTGACTAACATTGCCAAGGCTAAGCAGATACTGTCTTCAGGAGGTGCAGCTACACCTTCAGGTGGTGGTGGTGGTGGTGGTGGTCAAAGTGGTACTGGCTCAGCAGCTCAGGTTATACCACAGGCAGCACAACTGTTTGGTCAAGGTAACACTGGAGGCATTAAGAATGCAGGAGGTACAGTTACTGAGAACTCAGGCATGACAGTCACGGCGGTGGTGAGTGAGACAGCTATGACAACCGTACAGAACAGAATAAACAGAATAAACAAGAATGCAGAGCTATGATCAGTCTACAGTCCACCATCAACAAGATAACAGCTTTCTACAAGTCTCACCTCCAGGTCAAAAAGGTAGGAGCAGACTTTAAGGAACAGATGACTAACTTTGCCACTAAGGATGAGAAGTATCCTATAGTGTTCATAGTACCGGTAACAGTAAGTAACACAGAAAATACCAACATTTACACGCTTGACATCTACTGCTTTGATATCATTCAAAAGGATAGGGCTAACATTATTACCATTCTGAGTGATACGCATCAAATACTCATGGACCTGTACAACTATTTTACCTTCAGCAAGGACTTGAGCATGGATATTATACAAATACCTTCCTTTACAGCACTGAACAATGACCTTCTTGACTATGCTGCAGGCTATGTAATGACCATTACCTTAGAGGTATCTAATTGGACTGATTGCGATGTGCCGCTACAATAAACATTTAAGCGAGCTTTGACAATATAAGTATGAGCATACCACTGTGTGTATCCCAAAAAATTTATTAGATGGGAAGATATAAAAAGGATGGTAATTTCTATGTCAAGTATCCTACTAGGAGAAAGATGGCAGCGCTACTTAGGAGAATAATTATGAGCAAGGGGCTCTATCAAGAGGGCACATTGGTTGACTCGGTGCGTATCAATGCAATGGTTACTGGGTTTGCTAAGCTAGAGATAGAAATTATTGCTATGTATTACTTCATCTTCCTTAACAATGGAGCCTTTCTGTGGAATGGTGGAGTAATACCACCCTATGACATTGTGAGTGACTTCACGGATCAAATGAATAGCAGTGGACTTACTTCAGAGATATACTCACAATACACTGAATGGGTTACGCAAAATTACCCATTACTTCAAGCTGTTGAGGTATTAGCTAAGGATCAGAAGATAGTATACAAGTTTGTACCTATTGATCCCCCTTCAGGGTTCACTGTTGGTAGCCCGTTAGATGTCTAGCTCTTTTTTCATACCAAGCATATTAAAAACATAGTACAGGGGTAGCCCTCCTATGGCATCGGACTTGGATAGGTCACCATTGCACAGGTTGTAGATGAGTAGCTCCCATGACCACTTGGCTGTGTTTTTCTCAGGCTCTTTGTTAGGCTCACCATCCTCATCCTCATAGCCTTGCTCAGGTTCAGGTGGTAGAGGGTCCTCAAATAGGTTTATGTAGGTATTAAGAAAATGCTCACGAAACTTAAGAAAGTCCTTAATAACACCATACACATCAGTGATGGGTACATCCATCAGCCTCTCAGCTCTAATTTTGCAGTCATATTCATAGGGCTCCCACACTACCTCGCCCCATTCATTCTCTTTGGTTTGCCGGTACAGGATAGCACAGATGTAGGGTAGGTTAATTAGGTATCCTTGTATGCAGAAGTAGTCCAGGTCAATATACTCATATAGCGTGAGCTTACTAAATGGCTTAATAATCATCCCATTCAACTCTTGCTTGTAATTTTTTGAAGGTTCAGAGGTGGACCACTTACAGTCATCCACCAACTGCTGAAGCTCTTCAATGTCCAAGTTATCCACATCAATATCACTGAGGATACTAATGACCTCACTGTTGTAGTGAATAGCTCCCTGCTGCTTATCAATCTTGGCTATCTCCGTCCACTCCTCCAGAGTTATTTCCTTCCAACTTGTTGGGAGCTTGTTTTTTAATCTTTTCACTTATGAATGTTATGTATGGAATAGCAAGTGCTGCAGGTTGTTTAGCCAACCACTTAGATTTATATTTTAAATGTGCATCAGTGTAGTGCTCCACAGGTCCAAGGTCCTCACGCTTAAAAAAAACAGCCAATATCTTAGATAAGTATCCCTTTTCCTTGGCTATTGAGTACTTCTCTATAAGTTTGGTATCTCTCACGGTCATTTTCATTTGAGCCTTATAGGTATATCCTTCATGCTCCAGAGTATCAATGGTAGGGTACTCTAGATGTGGATGGTTGTTAAACTCCTGAACCACCTTGATAAAGTCCTCTACATCCATGTCATTAAAGTAATTTTCAGGTATCCCAAGGTACTCAAAAATCTTGAGGTGTTTTTCAATAGGGTCAAGGGTAGTGTCACTGCCCAGATCAGTGATATTTTCAAATTGCTCCACCGTGAGCTCAGTAATTAGGTTAGGGATTTCTCTGTCAAGTATTTTAATCATCTGAAAATTTTGAACAAATATAGAAAAAAAACAATATAAACGTGACCGAGTTACCAATTTACATTATTACCATTGACCCTGAGTATGCAGAAGGTGATGAAGAACTAGGTATTGAAACTATTGCCTTTACATCTAAGCCTGCAATAAAAGTTAAAGGAATGGCCTTCCAGCAACAGACTAAGGCATTAGCTTTCAAAGATGGGTTGAAATACCGTATAACTGCACCTGCTATGATACCTATGGAGATCTATCGTAGGGATGATGATACGAATGAGGAGTTTATAGTTAAGTTTACGGTTGACGAAATAGATGCAATGCATTCTAAATTCATGCAGCAGTTAGTTAATTCTGCTAAATTCAACCTTGAACACAATGAAGAGAAAAAAGTACCAGCCTATATCCTTGAGGCATGGTTAGTAGATAAGCCTGAGCTTGACAAAGCATACGCAACCTATGGTATTGAGGTGCCAACCGGTACGTTGATGCTAACAGCTCAAATAACTGATGTCGACTACTACAATAAACTGGTTAAAGAGGACCAGGTTGGGTTCAGTATTGAGGGCTTTATGGGGATGAAACTAAAATCTAAATATAACATGCAATTACCTGATGGAGAGCACCTCATTGAGGGCAAAATCTACGTGGTCAAGGATGGCCAAGTAGTAGAAATTAAAGAGCAACTTATAGAAACCACAGAGGAGGAAGTAGCAATGGCTGACACCGTAGTAGAAGAGGAAGAGGAAGTTAAAGAAGAGGTGCAGGCTGCTGTTGACCCTACCATAGATGCTGAGGCTATACTTGCTATAGTGCAACCGGTACTAACTGAGCAGATCAATGCAGTACTATCTATAGTAGCTGAGCTTAAAAGTCAATTAGAGGAGGTTCTTGGAGCTGAGACTGAGGAGAAAGAGGAGACTGTTGAGATAGATGCTAAGACTATGCTCGCTGAGAACCTAAGAAAGTTTAACCAATTTAATAATAAATAAAATGCGTAAATTAAAATTCGATTTACAAGTCGATCCAACAGCTTTACTAGCTGCAAACCCTGAGGCATTCTACTCGGCTGCCTATTTAACGTCGGATATACCTGACAACTTCCGTACTTTGCCTGGTGTGAAATACCAGACTAAACTTGGTACTGTTGTTTTTGGTAATGTTTTACAGAGCTCTACTTGTTCATGGCCTACTCCAGGCTCAACTGATGACTTGAGTGCAGTGTTAATTGATGTATCTGCTGTATCTGCTATGGCTCAGATATGTCAGTTCGACCTTGAGCAGTCATTCGTTTCTTTGCAGATGACAAAAGGATCAAATAGTGACTTTTCTGTTGCATCATTCATGAACTTCTACTGGGAGACTATGGCTAAGACTGTTGCTCAGGACATCGAGAACATCAGATGGAAAGGTGATACAACTTCAGCTAACCCTACATTAGCTCTTTGTGATGGTTATGAGAAAAAGTTAACTGCTGCTGTAGGTCCTGGTGGAGTCATTAACGGCGGTACCGGTGCTATTGCTAACTTCTCGGCTCTTGAGACTGCTATCAGCAATGCTTTTGCTTTATTGCCTGCTGCTGTATCATCTAAGACTGCTGACCTTCGTATCTACTTACCTACTCAGTTGGTTAACATCTACCGCTTAGGAGTAGCTTCAGGTAACACCATTGCATATATCACTCAAGATTTGTCCTTGACTTACTTAGGTATCAAAATTGTTCAATGTCAAGGAATGAGCAATGACACCTTTGTTATCACATTGAAAGACAACCTTATCTATGCATTTGATGCTGAGGGGGATAGCTCTGACTTACGTGCGGTTAACCTACGTGATACTGTCGCTGAACCTTACATCCGTACTCGTGCAGACATGAAGATTGGTTTCCACTTTGTCAATGACACTGAAATAGTTTTCTACTCTTAATAATAATCATGAGCCTTCAGCAATGGGGGCTCTTTAATAATTCATTACCATGCCAAATGTTTGTCAAGCATTAGAAGCAGTTGCCAAGAGCTGTGATAACAACTCTGGAGGATTGCATGGGATTGCGTTGATCCCACAGGATGATGTAGTGAGTGTGACGGTGAATACAACTAACCCTGGTGACTATGAGGTGACAGCTTTCACCTTAACAACTATACCTGCTCCTATTTTATTCACTGACTACTACATCCGTAGAAATACATCTAATTACACTGAGGAGCTAGCGAGTGACCTTGTTAACGGTAGTTCATTTGTTACTCAGACTATTAACTTAATCTTCCACCGAAGAGAGATGGCTACTTCCAGAGCTATCAAAATCTTAGGTTCAGGACAGCAGTACCTATCAGGGATTGTTAAGGATGCAAACGGTAAGTATTGGTACTTCCCTTACTTGCAGTTATCTGCTTCCGGTGAAGGTTCCGGTACAGCTCGTGCTGATGGTAGTAAATACTCCCTAACTTTGATTGCTCAGAATGAGTTTCTTGCATACGAGGTAGTTATGAGTTCTGCTGCTCTTCAAGCTATCGGAGTTAGCTTCTAATTCTGAACATTCTACGTAAGGTCAGACAATATCTTTAGATGATCTATGTAGCACAGAATAGCACCAATCAAATAGTACTCACACTTACAGAGGTAACAACGGTGATAAACCCGAGTTACCTCTTTGTGTTTACTAATGAGTACAATACAACAAGTACTCCTATCCTATTTACTGCTGCAGATACATCACTGTATCTAGAGCGGTACAATTTATTTACATTAGTAGAGCCCACTGACCTTAGCCTTGTTGTAGGTCAATATACCTACCAGATATATGAGAAGAGTGGACCATTTACATTACCTCTTAGCATTGCACAGACCACAGGTGTAGTTATTGAAGAGGGTAGAATGGTAGTTAGTGGACCTGCACCTTCATCCGTATACACATAGACTATGGCTTGGTACGATATATTTATCAGAAAAAAAGAGCAGGGTTCTACCGTAATAGAAGGATACCATGCTTTCAGCACTCCATTTTTATCAGTTGGTAGAGGTAACTTGACTCTACCCTATGTCAATGGTAGATGGACTGCCGGTAACTGGGTAGACTTTGGTGAGGGCAACCTATATCCGGAGCTTTTGAATCAAATGTACTTCAGTTCACCACTGCACGGTGCTATTGTGGACTTTAAGACCAATGCTGTCATTGGTGGTGGCTATGCCTTAGATGCTGAGAAGCTCACAGCACAGCAAAAGGTGGACCTATACACATGGGAGCGCCAGATTAAACTCAAGCACACTGTTGAAGCAGTTACTCAACAACTTATACTGCACAATAGAATTTACTTTAAACTCATATTTAATGATAAAGGTAAGCTCGTTAAGGTCTACAACGTAAGCCCTGAGAAGATAAGAGTATCAAGGTGCAAGAAAAAGTACTATTTAAGTAATGATTGGAGCCAAAGACTTGATGTAGTAGAGATTAAGGCCTACCACATATTATGCAAGGATGAGGTTCAGCTCTATTGCTATGAGGTTCACTCTGTTGGTCAGGACTACTACCCACTACCTCAGTATACCAGTGCTCTTAACTTTGCTTTCCTTAGCGGTGAGCTCTCATATTTCGCCAAAAGTAACATACAAAACAGTATATTTCCATCCTTTGCTATGATGTTTCCTAAGAGACCACAGTCTGAAGAGGAAAAACACATGATTAAAGAGACTATTGATAGGTTGAAGGGAGCACAGAACGCAGGTAAAGCTGTTGCATTTTTTGCCAATAGTCAAGATCAGCTCCCTAAGATAGAGGCACTACCAACCAATGCAAATGATAAACTATTTCATGAGGCATCTGCCCTAAATACTGAGCAGATTTGCTTTGCTCATACTATAGATCCTATTCTTCTGGGGGTTAGAACCACAGGCTCCTTGGGTAGTGGCTCGGATATTAAGCAGGCTTATGTGATATTTGAGAAAAACGTGGTCAAGAAAGTACGTTGTCAAGTTGAGACCATCTTTAATGAGCTTCTTAACATAGCAAAGTTGCCTGCTGAGTTTACGATCAACAACTATCAAATAATCAATGAGGCAATTGTTGAGATTGAAGGAGATGCTTCCAAAACACAAGATGCTCTTAATGCGATGAGTCCATTAGTTGCCACCAAGGTCCTTGAGCAGATGACGATAAATGAGGTCAGAGCATTGGCATCACTTGCACCGATTGAAGGTGGAGATGTAACTCAAGCACAAGCGGCAGCTGCTGCACAACCACAAACACCTCAAGACTAATGTTGTACTTCATAACTGAAAATTACCTTAAGACAAATACACCCATTACAGCCAATGTGGATGTAACGGATGTGACTCCATACATAGCTACGCAAAGTACTCTCAGGATACAGCCTATCCTTGGCACTACATTCTACAACCATCTACTAGCTGCATACAATGCTCAGACCTTGACTAATGATGAAATAACCCTGGTTGAGTTTATTCAGCCGGTTATTGCATGGAGGTCAGCAGAGGATGCTGTGTTCGGACTTAGCTATCAGCTTAAGAATAAAGGGCTCCAAACACAGAATGGTGACTACTCTGCTAGTGTATCACGTGGTGAGGTAGCCTTCGGCATGGAGCATTATGCTCAGAAGGCTGCATTTTTTGAGCAGAGGTTGATCCGTTGGTTATTAACTAACAAGAATTTATTTCCTATATTCATATCAGCACTTAATACGGATACTGACCTACGACCTATGTTTGCCACCTGTAACTACTGCATTGCCAATAACCACATGACCTGCACCGGTGTTTGTGGTAACTTTCGTGAGAATGGATACAATAACAGCATTTTGATACTATGAGACTACAGCTAACTTTACTACTGATAGCACTGAAGAGTAAATGGCCTAACTATCTTAGCATAGTTAGTGCTTTCTTTATGCCCATTACAGGGCTTATGTTCCTTATAGGATTTACCATAGCTGTTGATACCATCACTGGTGTGTGGAAGGCACGTAAGAAAAAAGAAAAAATTAGTTCACGTAGACTATCTGCTGTCATTAGTAAGATGTTACTATATGAATTTACTGTTATATTATTCTATTTAATTGATTATTTTATCCTCAATGATATTGTTCTTATTTTTTTCAGTATACCTTTAATGCTAACTAAGATGTTGGCATTGGTCCTAGTATCCATTGAAGTGGTGAGTATCAATGAAAATTACAAGGCGGTGAAGGGAATAGACCTGTGGGTAAGTGCTAAGAATTTAATATCACGAGCAAAAGAATTGAAAAAAGATGCAGATGAAATTAGATCTAACGAAAATAGTTCAGGAGAGACTAGATAATAACCAGTATTTCCATGAAGATTTTGATAAAAAACAGATATATCTTCACCATACAGCAGGTAATGGTAATGCTGTGGGGGTGGCTAAGTTCTGGAATAGCAATGATACAAGAATAGCTACTGCCTTTGTCATTGGAAACAATGGTACAATAGTACAATGTTTTAGTTCCAAGCACTGGGCCTATCACCTTGGCATTGATAGTCAAGACTTTCAAATGCATGGCCTCCGGTATCAGAACCTCAACAAACTTAGTGTTGGCATTGAGGTGTGCAACTGGGGCCCACTTAAGCAGATCAATGGTAAGTACCTCAACTATGTTAAGGGTGTGGTAGTTCCTTCGGAGGTAACTATCCTGGAAAAGCCATTCAAAGGTCATGTTCTATGGCATAAATACACGGATCAGCAGATAGAAAGCACTCGGCAGTTACTTGTGTATCTATGTGAGACATACAACATACCCAAGGCATACCGTAAAGAGATATGGGCCATTGATAAGGAAGCCTTCAAGGGTACACCTGGCATTTACACCCACAATTCAGTGAGGAAGGATAAGAGTGATATCTACCCATGCCCTCGAATGTTAGCAATGTTACAGAACCTATAATATGAAATTTAGAAACTCTTGGAAATCATCCACAAAACAATGGGATAAAATAATGATAAGAATAAGAATTTCTTCATTAGATATCTTTTCATTTGAAATAGATATCTCCAGAAACTTTTATTTATTATCAATATTAAACTTCACAATTAAAAATAGATAATACTTTATCTTCTCTATATAAAGTAATCTAGGTATATAGTATACCTGGATTTTTTTTGTTTAAATCTTTTCTATTTAAACTTTTATAGTATATTTGTGTAAACTTTAATTAATATATCATGGAAAACCAACAAATGAATGAGGAGTTAACTCCTGAGCAATTAGAAGCAAGAAGAGATGAAATGAAACAATTTTATGAAAATTCTCTTCCCTATCTTGAAGCACAAGCAAAGTATGAAAAATTACTTACTGAGGTTGAAGAAGCAAGATATAAAAGAGCAACAATGCAACTTCAGTATGCATCAATGATGGCTGCTACACAACCACCAATGGAAGATGAAGAAGAAGATTTTCCAACACAAACACCACCAAAACCTGTAGCACAAGCACCAGCTAGAGGTAAAAAATTAAAAAGAGGTTAATGGCACTTGTTAATCAAGTTCAGAAAAGGGTTAGAATGCCCAAATGGGATATTGTAAAGTTTCAGATTTTAACTCATTGTTATATTAACCGTATAGCAATGAGTGAATCTGATCTTGACTGTCTTACTTTACTTAGTTTCAATCAACCAATTGAACTTAGTAATTTTTGTCTTGATGCATCTTCTGAAGAAGATTGGATTTTTAAATCACCTCAAACTGTTAGAAATAGTGTAAATAAAGCTGAGAAAAATGGACTTGTGATTAAGGATGCAAGTAACAAAAAAGTAATTATGCTTAATCCAAATATTAAAGTTCAAACAGAAGGAACTATACTATTAGACTATAAATTTTTAGGAAATGATACCGAAGAAAGCAAGTAGTCTATATAAAGAAATAACAAAAGAGTTTGAAGTCTCTAAAGATTTAGTTGAAACTTTAGTAGAGAATTATTATGAAACATTAAGAAAAAAACTAAGTAGTTTAAGTGATTTAAGAATAAATGTAGATGGCTTAGGTCACTTTGTTATTAAAATTCAAAAAGTAAAGAAAGCAATACCTCATTATGAAAAAGTTTTAAAAAATCATGACACATCAACTTTTGGTGCTTATCATAATAAAAAGAATGTTGAGGAAAAATTAGAACTTTTAACAGAAATTCATAAAAAGGCAGAACAAGAATTATTAAAACGAAAAACTTTTAAAGATGAAAAATACTCTAAAATTAATTTGGCAAAACCGGAAACAGATCCTGGAAGGGATAACCAATAGTATAATTAGAGATGAGACCGTAGAAGAAATAGCTAGACTAAGATATTCTATTTGTGATGAATGTGAACATATAGATTTAAAAGGTAAAGACTGTGCTATGAAAGGTACTCAACCTTGTTGTGCAGAATGTGGATGTTCACTAAATTTTAAAACTAGATCTCTTGCCTCTGAGTGTCCCCTTGGTAAATGGGATGCAATTGCTACGGTAGAAGAAGAAGATAAATTAGAGGAGTTATGATTGTATTTAATGCAGATGATCATAGTTACAGAAGTCTTGATGACAGTAACATTGATTGGATAAGTGTTACTACACTAGTCTCTCATTTTAAAAAACCTTTTGATGCTAAGAAAATAGCAGAAAAAGTAAGTAAAAAGAAAAATTCTAAATGGCATGGTATTGAGCCAAAATTGATTCAACAGATTTGGAATAATGAATCTGAAAGATCACTAACACTTGGAACATGGTATCATAATCAAAGGGAAGCTGACTTATGTTCATTTGCATCTATGGAAAGAGAAGGTGTTACAGTACCTGTATTTAAACCATCAGAAGTTCAAAATGGTATTAAAGTTGCTCCTTCACAAAAATTAGAACCAGGCGTGTATCCAGAACATATGGTCTATTTAAGATCAGCAGGTATCTGTGGACAATCAGATTTAGTTGAAGTAGTCAATGGTAAAGTAAATATCATTGACTATAAGACTAATAAAAAGATTGATACTGAATCTTATGTTGACTGGGAAGGTAAATCTGAAAAAATGAATCCACCTTTAGATTCACTTGATGATTGTAATTTTTACCACTATGCATTACAGCTTAGTATATATATGTATATTATACTGAAGCACAATCCTAAATTAAAACCTGGAAGAATATTTATTCATCATATAGTTTTTGAAATAGAGAAAGAGGATGAGTGGGGATATCCGGTAAATAAAACAGATGAGAATGGTGAGCCTATAGTAAAAGAAGTTAAGCCAATTTCAATACCTTACCTTGTGGATGAAGTACTTGCAATTTTTCATTATCTTCATAATAACAAGAATAAAATTAAAAAGAAATGATACTAACTAAACTATTTGATGTTCAGAATGGTGTTGTAATTCCAACAGAACATTGCTATACATTGAGAGCATTAAAAGATGTTATGGATGAATATCCTGAAGACTATCTTAAAATATATATGTATTTGTTTTATATGTGCTGCCCTAATCCGGATTTAAATCCTTTTTTCTTTACACCAGATATGGAAAAAGAGAATATGATTATGGATCAGATTGGAGCAGAGTTTTCTACTGAAGATGAAACAGTATTTAGAGCATTACAGTTTTGTCAGAAAATGTATGAAACACCTACATCTAGAGCATACAAAGGTATTGCAACTATGTTGGATAGATTGGGTAGATATATGGAAACTACACCTATTACACACGGTCGTGATGGTAATATGAACTCTCTTATTGCAGCAGCTAAAAACTATGAAGCAATAAGACAATCTTTTAAAGGTGCATATAAAGATTTACAGGAAGAACAATCTAGTAGAGTAAGAGGTGGACAAGGATTAGCATATGATATGTAATGAGTGAAATTTATCAAGACATACCGACTTATGATAATGAAACATGGACAACAACAAGTTTTGAATCCAGAGAAGACTTCAGTAACTTCATTAGAGATCTATTCAAAGAACCAGGAAAGTATAACTTTAATGAAACAACAAATCAAGTATTCATATCGGAATCAGTTAAATTTAAAAAAGATGGAGTATACTGTACAGCTCCATTTAAATCCCTAGACTTTATAAATTACTGGGATGATCAAAAGACAAAATGCCGTAAGGGTATTATAGTTAAAGATGGAGATAATACATGGTTTGTTGCAAGAGAGTACTACATGTGGTTAAACTTTCTTCCAATCTTTGACAAAGAAATTCAACAGTTTGGTTTTGCTAAAATTAGAGATGCACAATATCACATGGCATTGTATGAACTATTAGCAGAACTAAATTATAAACATGCAGCTATTTTAAAGAAACGTCAGATTGCTTCTTCATATTATCATATGGGTAAGTTTATAAATCAACAATGGTTTGAAGCAGGGGTAACATTAAAGATGGGTGCATCACTAAAAGACTATATAAATGAAAAAGGGTCTTGGAAATTTTTACAAGAGTATGCAGCATTCTTAAATGAGCATACTGCTTGGTATAGACCAATGTCACCAGATAAAGTTATGATGTGGCAACAAAAGATTGAAGTAAGAAAAGGAGATAGAAAAACTGAGGTTGGTCTTAAAGGAACTATACAAGGTATGTCATTTGAGAAAGATCCAACAAATGGTGTAGGGGGTCCAGTTAAATACTTCTTTCATGAGGAGGCTGGGATTGCTCCTAAGATGGATCAGACATATGAGTATATGAGACCAGCAATGAGATCAGGTCTCATCACTACGGGAATGTTTATAGCTGCAGGATCTGTGGGGGATTTATCCCAATGTCTTCCACTTAAAGATATGATACTAAACCCTACTGCAAAAGATATATATGCGGTAGAAACAGATCTTATGGATGATAAAGGTACTGTTGGTCTTTCTGGTTTATTTATTCCAGAACAATGGTCAATGCCACCATATATTGATAAATATGGTAATTCACTTGTAGAAGAAGCAGTAGATGCTTTAGAAAAACAATTCAAACAATGGAGAGATGAACTTGCTCCAGAAGAATATCAGTTAAGAATTTCTCAGCATCCAAGAAATATAAAAGAAGCATTTGATCATAGAACAGTATCTGTATTCCCTCCACATCTTCTTGCAGCACAAGAAAGAAGAATAGAAGATAAAGAATATGGTTTTGAATTCTTAAATATTTCAGCAGATGCTGATGGTAGACCTGAAGTTACTAAAAGTAACAAAAGGCCTATCATAGAATTTCCAGTAAACAAAAAGACAGAAGATAAAACAGGATGTCTTGTTGTTTGGGAAAGACCCGTTAAGGATCCAAATTTTGGTGATTACTATGCATCTGTTGACCCTGTATCAGAGGGTAAAACAACAACATCAGAATCATTATGTTCTATATATGTGATGAAAGCACCTATTCAAGTAACTAGACATACTGGTTCAGAATCAGAAACTTATATAGAACAAGGTAAAATTGTAGCAGCTTGGTGTGGTAGATATGATGATATTAATCAGACACATAAGCAACTAGAACTTATTATTGAATGGTATAATGCTTGGACACTTGTAGAGAATAATATATCATTGTTTATTCAATACATGATATCTAGACGTAAGCAGAAATATCTTGTGCCAAAAAATCAAATCATGTTCTTAAAAGATCTTGGATCAAATAACAATGTATTCCAAGAATATGGGTGGAAAAATACGGGTACTTTATTTAAATCACATCTTCTTAGTTATGCCATAGAATATACTAAAGAAGAATTAGATCAAGAATTAAAATCTGATGGTACTGTTGTAAGAACAACATATGGTATTGAACGTATACCAGACCCTATGTTAATCAAAGAGATGAGAGAATATGCAGATGGGGTTAACGTGGATAGACTAGTTTCTTTTGCAGCTCTTGTTGCTTTTATGAAAATTCAAGAGTCAAATAGAGGATATAGTAAAAGAACAATAATGGATGAGACTGCTAAAAACTTGCAAAAGTCAGAAAATTTGTTTAAATTAAATAAGAGTCCGTTTAGACATATGGGCAGTAAAATGAGCAACACTACTGGTAGATTTAAAAAATCTGCATTTAAAAATATTAAATAATAGGTTATGCAAGTATACAACGCATTACAACTTAAAAAAGGAGCTAAGACAGAACAAAATAGATTGGGTAGTATTACTCAGCCGTTGCAGTTTTTACCTAAAAAAGATAAAACAGAAGAGTGGGCTGCTTGGAACTTAGACTGGTTAGAATGGCAAGGATTAAAACAAATCCGTAGAAATGCCAGAAGATTAATGAAAAACTACAAACTTGCAAAAGGTATTATTGATAGAACTGATTATATAATTGAAGAGGATAATGAATATAGAGATGTTGTAGAACTATTAACAAAAGAAGATGTATCTGCACTAGAATTAAAGTTCTATCCTATTATTCCAAATGTTGTTAATGTTTTAGTAGCAGAATTTGCTAAAAGATCAACAAGATTAACCTATAGAGCTGTTGATGATTTTTCATACAATGAAATGCTTGAACAAAAAAGAGCACAAGTAGAACAAACATTAATGGCTGATGCTGCTACAAAAATGTTAGCGGCTATGTTAGAACAAGGACTAGATCCTGGGTCAGAAGAAGCCCAACAACAACTTACACCAGATAATTTAAAGACACTACCTGAAATAGAGCAATTCTTTAAAAAGGATTATAGATCTATGGTAGAACAATGGGCTGAACATCAACATAAAGTAGATGTTGAAAGATTTAGAATGGATGAACTTGAAGAAAGAGCATTTAGAGATATGCTTATTACAGATAGAGAGTTCTGGCATTTTTATATGATGGAAGATGATTACCAAGTAGAACTCTGGAATCCGGTGCTTACATTCTATCACAAATCTCCAGATATTAGATACATATCACAAGGTAACTGGGTAGGTAAAACAGATATGTTTACTGTATCAGATGTTATTGATAAGTTTGGACATGTACTTACTGAAGAACAACATAGAGCACTTGAATCAGTATATCCAATTAGATCTGCTGCTTATAACATTGGTGGTTTACAAAATGATGGAAGTTTTTATGATGGAACTAAAACACATGACTGGAATGTCAATATGCCATCTTTAGCATACAGACAGTATACATCATTTATGGCAGGTAATATTTTTGATGGTTCAGATATTATTGCACAGATACTTGCCGAAGGTGAAGATTACTATGATCAGGGTACAGCATACTTGTTAAGAGTAACAACAGCATACTGGAAATCTCAAAAGAAAATTGGTCACTTAACTAAAATATCAGAAGAAGGTGAAGTAACTAATGAAATTATTTCTGAAGATTATAGAATTACAGATAAGCCAATTTATGATACTAGACTCTTTAAAAATAAAACAAAAGATAATTTACTCTTTGGAGAACATATTGATTGGATTTGGATTAATGAGGTTTGGGGTGGAATTAAAATAGGACCAAATGTACCATCATTCTGGGGTATGAATAATCCAGGTGGATTTTCTCCTATATACATTGGAGTAAATAGAAATCATATTGGACCAGTTAAATTTCAATTTAAAGGAGAAGCAAATCTATATGGATGTAAACTTCCGGTAGAAGGTTCTGTATTCTCAGATAGAAATACTAAGTCTACTGCACTTATTGATTTAATGAAGCCATATCAGATTGGATATAATATTGTAAATAACCAGATTGCAGATATCTTAGTAGATGAGCTTGGTACTGTAATCATGCTTGATCAAAACTCATTACCTAGACATTCATTAGGAGAAGATTGGGGTAAAGGTAATTTAGCTAAAGCATATGTTGCAATGAAGAACTTCCAGATGTTACCTTTGGATACTTCAATTACAAATACAGAAAATGCATTAAACTTCTCTCATTTCCAAAAACTTGACTTAGAACAGACTAATAGACTTATGTCAAGGATTAACCTTGCAAACTATTTTAAACAGCAAGCATATGAAGTTATAGGTGTAAATCCACAAAGAATGGGACAACAACTATCACAGACTACTGCTACTGGAGTAGAGCAAGCAATGCAAGCATCTTATGCTCAAACAGAAACTTACTTTATTCAACACTGTGATTATTTAATGCCAAGAGTACATGAAATGAGAACTGACTTAGCTCAGTATTATCATTCTACAAAACCTTCAGCAAGATTAACATATGTAACATCTGCAGATGAAAAAGTAAACTTTGAAATTAATGGAACAGATCTTTTACTTAGAGATCTTAATATTGCTATAAGTACTAATGCAAATCACAGAGCTATTCTAGAGCAGTTAAAAAAAATGGCTATTCAGAATAATACAACAGGGGCTTCTATATATGACTTAGGTAAAATTGTACAATCTGACTCTATTGCTTCTCTTAACAGTGTTCTTAAAGATTCTGAACAAAAACAACAGCAGATGAAACAACAGGAGATGCAGCAACAACAGCAAATGCAACAAGAACAACTTCAAAAACAACAAGAGATTGAACAAATGAAGATTGATTCAACTGCTGCTGAGAAAGAAAAAGATAGACAAAGAGATATTCTAGTTGCAGAAATTAGAGCTGCTGGCTACGGATCTATGGCAGATGTTGATCAAAATCAAATGTCTGACTATAGAGATGCTATGAAAGATATTCGTGAAACAGAACAATATCAAGAACAAACTGGACTTCAAAGAGAAAAAGAAGTAAATAGAATGACTATTGAAAATCAAAAAACTCAGTTAGAACGTGAGAAAATACAAGCACAGAAACAAATTGCAGATAGACAATTACAAATTGCACAAGAAAATAAAAACAAATTTGATGTAAAACCTCCTAAAGAAAATAAGTAGTTAGCCATATATTACAAAATTTTTTTTGCAGAGTTTTAAATTTTTGAAGTTTATTTTATATATTGATATATAAACAAAAACCAACAGAATGGAAACAACCAACACAAATCCTGAAAATCAGGTCCAAGATTCTACAACGGTAGAACAGGTAGATGTAAATATTGATGCCCTCTTTGGAATGCCTGGAGCAGAGAATGTAATGCTCCCTGCAGAAGAAGAAAAACCTAAATCAGTGTTTCATAAAGAAACAGTTGATACATCGTTCTTTGACAACCCTACTGCTTCACCAGAAGAAAGACAACAAGAGCAAGAAAAGAAAATTGAAGTTCAAGAAACAATTAATGAACTAGATAATCTAATTGCTCAAGAAGAAGAAGCCGGTAATAAAGGAAGACCAAAGGTTGATAAATCAGGTCTTGCAGAGTTAGCACAGAAAATGATTGAGGATGGGTCTTTAGTACCTTTTGATGATGATAAACCATTAGAAGAATATACTACAAAAGATTTTCGTGAACTCTTTGAAGCAAATTTTCAAGAAAGAGAAAATCAAATAAGAAGAGATACTCCAAGAGAATTTTTTGAAGCATTACCAGAAGAACTTCAAGTTGCTGCTAAATATGTAGCTGATGGAGGACAAGATTTGAAAGGTCTATTTAGAACTCTAGCTTATGTAGAGGAAATGAGACAACTTGATCCTGCTGATGAATATGATCAAGCAGAAATTGCAAGACAATATTTACATGCTACAAACTTTGGTACTCCAGAAGAAATTGAACAAGAGATTCAAGACTGGAGAGATTTAAACCGACTTGAACAAAAAGCTAATCAGTTTAAACCAAAGTTGGATGCAATGCAAGAAGAAATTGTTGCAAGACAACTAGCAGAACAAGAGCATAGAAGAAATATGCAAGCAGAACAAGCTAAAGCATATCAAGAAAATGTGTATAGTACACTTGCTGCAGGAACAATTGGTGGATTAAAACTAGATAAAAAAGTACAAGGTCTTTTATTTTCTGGATTAGTTCAACCTAATTATCCTTCTATCTCTGGTAAACCTACAAACTTACTAGGCCACCTTTTAGAGAAATATCAGTTTGTAGAACCAAGACATGACCTTATTGCTGAAGCACTTTGGTTACTTGCAGATCCAAATGGATATAAGAATAGAGTAAGAGAACAAGGATCAAGACAAGCAGTAGAAAAAACTGTAAGACAATTGAAAACAGAGGAGTCTAGAAAGATTGCTTCTTCAACAAATACATTGTATGATGATGAACCAAGAAGAACACCTTCTAGATCTGAACCTAGAAAATTGTCAAAAAACAGTATGTTTAAAAGATTTTAAATTAAGTAACAAATAAAACAAATATAAAAATGGCAACTCCAGTTTTAAACAATGGTATCTTTCTACGGGATACAGCCTACCAGGCAAGCTCACACGTAGACTCCTACCACTTGGTTAACATGTTGAAGGATGCAGAACCAATGGACCTTGGTCCAGTAGACCTATGGGCTATGGCTCAGAAGGTGGAAATGCCCCTTTACCAAATGTCTAGCTTTGGTGGTAAGAATGTAATCATGGTGGATAACCACCGAGGAGAATATAGATGGCAGACTCCTGTATCTATTGATCTTCCATACATTGTTGAGGATATTGAACCTCAAGCAGCTTACAGAGGTACTGATGGATCTACCTTCCGTATCAAAATCAACAGACGTGAATTTGGACATGGTGATATCATCACTTATCACAAATATAACGGAGTTGAGATGTACATCACTGACGAGGATATCCTTCCTGTAGGTGACGGTTATATCTATACTGTACAGTTGGTAAACAACGATAACTACAAGTATCTAGATGCAAAATATCTTACTAATGGTACTAAAATCTTCCGTAAGGGTTCTGCCCGTGGGGAGTATGGTGAAAGATTCTCTGACATCACAACAAGAACTGGTTTCCGTGAATTCTACAACTTTGTAGGAGGTGCTGAAGCTCACGTACATTATTCTATCTCTTCTCGTGCAGACTTGATGATCAAAGGTGGAATGAATGCAGATGGTACAGTTCCTGTAACTGAGATCTGGAGAACTTTTGACAAAGGTATGGATCCTTCTATTTCTTCATTAGAAGATATGGTTAAAGTAATGGGTAAAGATAAAGTTAAACGTGCATTTGACAATGGTGACTTATCTAGAACATTCTTGACTCAAATGGAAGCTGCACACTTAAGTAAAGTTGCAAGTGACATTGAGACCTACTTAATGTGGGGACAAGGAGGTCGTGTACGTCAAGATGGACCAGATGACATTAGATTATCTGTGGGTCTTTGGAGACAGTTAGATAACTCATTTAAAAGAGTATATAACAAAAATAACTTTACACTTGATTTGTTCCGTGGAGAAATCTACAACTTCTTCAATGGTAAGGTTGAGTTCCAAGGTCCAGATCCAAAAAGATCTCTAGTAGTTCAAACTGGTATGGGTGGAATGAGAATGGTAAATGAAGCTATCAAAAGAGAAGCTGTTGCTTCTGGTCTATTGATTCAGGCTGCTGATATTGGTGCTATCACTGGTAAAGGTATGGACTTGAACTTTGGATTTGCTTATACTTCATATGTAATTCCATTCTTGGCAAATGTTAAGTTTGTTCTTAACTCAGCATTTGACAATGTTCATACAAATGATATTGAGAACCCAATCATTGATGGTTTCCCATTATCTTCTTATAGCTTTATCATCTTTGATATCACTGATAACACTAATGACAATATCTACTTATTGAAATTGTCTTGGGATAATCAATTGAAGTGGTGGTATCAAAATGGTACTATGGATTACATGGGACGTACCCAAGGATTCCAGTCTTCTGGTCAATTCAACGGATACCGTGTAATGATGTCTCAAACAATGCCTGCAATTTGGGTAAAAGACCCAACTAAGGTATTGAAGATTGTTATGAGAAACCCAGTAACCGGTGGTTCATTCTAATCTATCATATATAATAAAAAAGGGAGGGGGTAACTCCTCCCTCTTTTTTAAAAAGTAATTTAATAACCAACAAAAATAAAAACCAACAAAAACATGGAAACAACAGGATTTACAATGGTAGAAGTAGGGGTAGGCAGCATTAAAAAAACATCACTTGCTGTTAGACCTTACTTTGATAAACAAGCAACTAATATGGGGCTTGAAGAATATGGAATGAGTCTCTTTGATGGAGTAACTCATAATGAGCAACTTGCATGCTTAGAATTAAATGGAGTAATTAGATATATCACAGGTTTAAATGAATTTGCACCTGAGATTAAATTACTTGACTCAGAAGTAAGAGAAGCAAGAATCAGAGAAATTAGAACTTCAATTGCAGAACTTGAAAAAGAACTTGCTGCAAATTTTATTGAAATTGATGATAAAGATTTTTGGAATAAAGTAAAATTACTAAAACCTGATAATAAAGAGTTTTGGAATAAAATTGAGATATCATGTGGTAATGAACCATTATATTTAGATCCAACTAAACCATTTGATAAAATAAAACTTCATGCAATTGAGGCAGGTGGTTTTCCAATGATAGCAAAAAGTTATGAAGATGCCAGAGCAAAAGCAGTACCACCTAAGTTTTATCTAGATAAAGAAGAAGAAACTGTAATGGCAAGAACTGAATACAAAAAGATGCGTAACAAAGCACTTTCAGAACTTCAGAAACTATATGATAAAAACAGTACTAAACTATTCTATGTTGCTAAAGTAGTAGATGCAAATAGTTCTCAGTACAGAAAATCAACTCCACTAGATATTATTTATGAGAATATGGATAAATATATTTCTGGAGAAGGAGCTGAGTCAAACAAAGAAAGAGCTTCAAGAACATTCCTTGATGCAGTAAATTTAGATATGGAATCATTAAAAATTAAATCAATTGTACGAGATTCCGTATTTTTTAAGTATATTATTAATAAGCCGGATGGATATATTTACCATGCTAAAACAAATGCTTTACTTGGTAGAAATGTATCTGATGTAATTGAACACTTAAAAAATCCTTTGAATGAGGATATTTTAAAAGATTTAATTGCATCCTGTGAAAAATATTGGAACACTTAAAATTAAATAACATGAAAGCAAAAATGCCAATGGTAACAAAAGACGGTAAACAAATACCAGCTTTTGCTGCAGATGGAAAAGGTAAAATGAAAATGGGTGGAGCTAAAAAACCAAAGATGATGGCTGGTGGTGCTAAACCAAAAGCTATGTATGGTACTGCTATGAAACCTAGTATGATGAAAAAAGGTGGAGCTAAAAAAATGAAATAATGGCCACTAAGAAGACAACTAAAAGCAAAGTAAACCAGGCTGGTGTTTATACTAAGCCTGGTATGCGTAAGTCTTTGTTTGAAAGAATTAAAGCTGGTACAAAGGGAGGAGATCCTGGAGAATGGTCTGCAAGAAAAGCACAACTTTTAGCTAAAGAATATAAGTCTAAGGGTGGTGGTTATAAAACTAAGAAGTAATGGCTAAAGATCCTCAGCAAAGTTTAAGAGATTGGTCAGCACAAAAGTGGATGACATCTGGAACTTATGCAAATAAGAAGAAAGGTTCTTCTAAAGAGGTAAAGTCAAAAGGTAAAAAAAGGTATTTACCTGAAGCTGCTTGGGGTTCTTTATCAGCAGGAGAAAAAGCAGCTACAAATAAAGCAAAGGCTAAAGGTAATAGTAAAGGAAAACAATTTGTTAAACAGCCAAAGGGTATAGCCCAAAAAGCAGCAAGATTTAGATAGTTATGGCAATTAAAAAAACAACAACAAAATCAACACCAGCTAAGAAAAGTTCTTCAGTTGGTATTTCTATTTTTGGTGGTAACAAAGCAGAAATGAGAAAATGGGAAGTTGAATCTGCTATGTCTACATTACAAAGAGCTTCTGAGATTCAGAAGAATGCAAAGTTAATGGCAGATGTAAAAAAGATGGCAGCTGAGAAAGCAAAAGAATTTAACAGTATTGCATCTGGTAAAAAGATTTAATAATGGCACAGGCAAAAACTAAGAAAGTAAAAGTTACTGCCGGTGGTGAAAAACATGTAGTATATAAGAAGACTACAAAAAAAGGAGAAGGAAAGGTTGGTCATATTATGGTCAACCATCCTACTAAAGATAAAGGACAGTGGGATACTATAGATTTAACTGCTAAAGCAAAAGCAAAAACAGTTAAACAAGGTGTGGCAGCAACTAGAAAATGGCATAAAGAAAATCCTTATCCCAAACAAAAAATGAAGTTGGGTGGAAGTGCAAAGAGTTGTTGGCCTGGTTATGAAAAAAAAGGTACTAAAAAGATGTATGGTAAAACATATAACAACTGTGTAAAAAAATAGTCATGGCAAGTAGTAGAGCACAACAAGCAGCAATAGCTATCTCAATGAAGAAAGCTGGTAAGAAACCTAAGATGAAATCAGGTGGTTCTACTCCTGCTTGGACAAGAAAAGAAGGAAAATCTCCTTCTGGAGGACTTAATGCTAAAGGTAGAGCTTCTTATAACAAGTCTACTGGTGGTAATCTTAAAGCTCCTCAACCAGAAGGAGGTCCTAGAAAAAAATCATTTTGTGCTAGATCTGCAGGTCAAATGAAGATGTGGCCTAAAGCAGCTAAGGATCCAAATAGTAGATTACGATTAGCTAGAAAGAAATGGAAGTGTTAAAAATATTATTAATTAAAAAATAAATGTATAATGAAAAAGTTAGTAAAAAAACAAGTGGGTGGTCCAGTAAGACCTAAAAATGTACAAAGAACAAGCGGTTCACAACCTTTAACAGAATATAGTCCAAAGATTAATAGAGGAGGTGGAAATCTTATACCTGTTGGAGCAACTAAACATCCTAAAACAGGAAAACCTTTAAAACCTTCTATGAAGAAAGGTGGAATTGTAAAAGGTAAGAAAAAATAATGAAAGGTATGAAAGCTAAACTTACATCTGCTAAGACAGCTAATGATCCTAACTCTAGGATCAATAAGTCTTTAAGAAAGTGGAATTGTTAAACTAAAAATTATAAGAAATGAAAATGTGTGCTAAATGTGGTGGATCTATGAAAAAAGGTGGTGCTACAAAAAAGATGGCTAAAGGTGGTGTGCAAAAAATTGTTGGTATGCCTGGATATAATGCAACTCTTTACCCTACATCTTTTAAGAAAGGTGGTGTTAAGAAAATGCAGAGTGGTGGAGAAAAACCTGATAAAAGTGTTTTAAAAAATATACTAGGTTTAATTGGTGGAGGATCTGGTATTTTAGCTGGCACAATATTAGGAAATAGAGAAAAGGATTCTGAAAAAGCTAATGAAAGAGATAATAAAAGAATCCAAAGAAAAAGTGATAGAAGGGAAAAGAAAGGTTACAAACCAATCTCTAGACCATCATTCAAAAATGGTGGTTCTACTTCTTTTGGTATGCTTTCAGTAAAAGCTGGTGTAGATAAAAATCCTAAACCAACTGCTGCTGATAGAATTGCTGGAGCTAAGATGAAAAAGAAAATGGGTGGTTCAGCAAAACCTTCTGCTGATCTTAGTGCAAAAACTAAATCTAACATTGCTAAAAAAGCTAGTGCTGGAAAAGACATTGGTAAGAAAGGTAAAGGTTTTGCAAAAGTAGCTGCTGCTGCAGGTGGTGGTGAAAAAGGTAAAAGAATTGCTGCAGCTGCAATGTGGAAAAATATTAAAAGAGGATAATGTTAAATAGTACTATTACCATAAAGATTAAACAAAGACTCAATAAACTTGACAGTCAAGATTATGATAACATAACCTGCTGGCAAGTTGTTGAGGCTTTTAATAAAGCTCAGGTGGAATGGTCTAGGAGACAGCTACATGGTATTAATGTAGTTAAGGAAGGTGATGAACAATCTACTCGTAGAAAGGATGACCTTCAAAAACTTTTAATTAAAACACCTTTGACTTCAGTAAAGAAAGATCTTTATTATGAAGGAGATGTTCCTGTAAACTATTTACAATGGAAACGTGTAGACATCTATGCAAAAAAAGAGTGTTGTGATAAAAGAAGAATGACTGTATATCTTGCAGAAGAAGGGAATCTTAATCAACTTCTGAGAGATAAATCAAAACAACCAAGTTTTGAATGGGCAGAAACATTTGCAACTTTAATCAACGACACAGTACATCTTTACACAAACAATGAATTTGAAGTAGAGGAAGCATACCTAACCTACTACAGACAACCGGTAAAAATACAAATTGATGGATGTTCAGATCCATACACCGGGATTACTTCCACTACAAATGTAGATTGTGAATTTAAAGATGACATAATAGAATTAATAATTGATGAGGCAGTAAGTATTCTAGCTGGAGACATAGAGTCTGGAAACCAATTCTCTAGAACACAAGAATCTGCTGAACGTAGTAACTAATAAATAATGGAATCAAAACCAAGAACTTTAAAAAGACCAGAAATTGTAAAAGTGCCTCAATCAACTGGCATACCAAATATTGATAAACCAAGTACAGGAACATCAAAAGATACTCCTGAATTTAAAACCATGAACCCTCTAATTACAGAGTCATGTGTAGAATATCTTAATTATAGAATTCAACAAGAAGAATATTCTTCTAGAATCTACATGGCAATGACGATGTGGTTGGATGAAAAAGGATTTAAAGGAGCTGCTGGTCTTTGGAGAAAATATTCAGATGAAGAACTTACTCATGCTGACATAGCACGTAAGTATCTTTTATCTTTTGGTGTACAACCATTAACTCCAAGATTAGACCAACCTCAACAAGATTTTCCAGGAAGTCTTCCTGAGATTATTCAGTTATCTTATGAGCATGAGATAGAAGTATCTACTCAAATTAAAAAGATGGCTGATCATGCACTTGGCATGAAAGATCATATGTTATATGAATTATGTCTTGGTTATCTTAAAGAACAAGTTGAAGAGCATGATAAAATGCAAACATGGGTTGACAAATTAAAAACATTTGGTACAGATCCATTAGCTCTTAGATTACTTGATAATGATATGGCCGGATAATTTTTATAATAATTTGGATAATTAAAAACTTTTGACTATATTATAGTATATATTTATTAACTAAAACAAAAAACAATGGCTTATTTTGATCATGCGTACAGAAAAGTCCTTTTGGCAACAAATGGAGTTTCTAACCTAACAGGTGTACAATTAGGTACTCCTACTGCACCTGGTGCAACAACTACTTACCAGCTTGCTCCTGGTACAATTACATTTATCAACCCTGAAACATTTATTGTTGATGATGCTCCTGCATCTTGTTGTGATGTAATTCTTGCTGCTGGTTCAATCTATCCTAAAGATAAGATTGGTCCTTTCCACGGAGGTTATCAAGAGTCTAACAAAACTAAGACTATCAAACCTCAGTATGTAAGCAAGTATTGGTATGTTAATGCTAATGCACCTTCTAACTATATTATCCATGTTGGATATACTCCATGGACAGATGCAAATCCACCTTCAAGCAGCAACCCTGGTGAAACAGGAGGTACTTGTTGTAAAGAGTTCTTATGTGGTGAGACTTATTATCTACGTTTAGATGTTAAAGGTTCTCCTGCAATGAGATACTTAAATCACAATGCATATGAGACTCTTGAGGCTTATACAGGATGTTGTGATCCTGCTGCAATTGCACCTACTCCAGTTGATCCACGTAAAGTATATCTTGCTTGGGCTAATCAACTTTTAGAGTCTCCAATTGTAAATCCTTTTGCATATCCAGTAGTTACTTTCTCAAATGATGGTGGAGCAACTTGGACATACTACTATCCAAATAATGTTAATACTGCTACATTACCTGTAATCCCAGGTGTAACATATGCAAATTATGAGGATTGGACTGAGCAAGTTTATGCAAACACAATGTGTGCTGGTTTAGCTTTAACTGGTGCTTATGTTGATACTAAGTTTGGTAACTGTACATTCCAAGTTTCTGACTTCTATGAATTAGAGCCAGTAAGACTTTATGCTTCTGAAGTAGATTACACAGGTTCACCTTGTGAGTTTAACTCACTTTGTGTTGGTGTAGAATGTTATGGATTACAAGCAAATGGTACTGGAGAAACTGTAGCAAGAGATTACATCTTGTCAGAATCTTACAGACAAAGCTACTTTGCAACTGACTTCCGTATCAGAGAGATTACTCAAGGAGATGCAATTGTTGGATGTAATGGATTTATTGATAGAAACTCTCTATATGATAGAATCTACTTACTACACAATGTACCTCGTTTCTACAATCCTACTGGAACATTTGACAATGATCAATATTTAGTAGAAGTTATTGTAGATCAAGGAGACATTTTAAATCCAAATGGTGTTTGGAATGCAATCTCTGATTGGTTAACAAACTGTTCAAGTTGTAATGCTGAACCTAATGTAACAGGTACCAACTGTCCTACTCCAGTGGTTCCATTACCAGCATAATAGAACATAGTAATAACTCATAAGGAGAGTGAGAGTCTATCTCTCCTCTCCTTTTTTATTATAAAAAAATGGCAAATCATGTATTAAGTTTGGAGATACCTACTGTATCAAATCCATGTGTGTTCAAAATCTTTGACACAAGTGTATACTCACCACTGGTTGGAATATTTAATCCAAGACTTTATGTAGTTGTTCCTGGATTTAAAAATACTGCTGAGTTATCTTTTGTACCAGAATCTAGTCCTACACTTACTGCTTGTGACTTTGGTTTACAAACTGAAGGATGTGGTAGTACATATGCTAATCTTCCAGATGGTATATATGGTATTAAATATTCTGTAGATCCTGAGTGTAAAGTTTACGTAGAATACAATCATTTAAGAATTACATGTGCATTGAATAGATATGAAAAAATACTGTGCACATTGAGTATTTCAGATTGTGATCCTCCAGTAAAAATAAAACAAAAGCTACGAGATCTTCATTTAATTAAAATGTATTTGGAAGCAGCTAAGGCAAAAGTTGAAACGTGTCATGAAAATCAAGAAAGTATGACATTGTTTAACTATGCAGTTAAGCTTCTAAATAAATTTGAATGTAAAAATTGTTAAACTCTAAAAACCAACAAAATGAGTGCATGTCCAAATTGCGGAAAAAAACTGTCTTGTGGATGTCAAAAGAAAAAAGCATCTAATGGACAAACTGTATGTAATGACTGTAAAGTACAGTATGAGCAGCAGTTACAACAACAAATGAAAAAATTTACTAAATAATGTGTACAATTGTTCCAGGTTCCCTTACCGTAAGAGTCTCAGAATGTGACCCAGATACAGGATTATATTCAATATCAGGAGAAGTTGATGTTATCAACCCTCCTGGACAAATGAATTCTGGAACAACAGGTTATGCAGTATTTGGTACTACATGTAGTGGAGGGGGATCAAGTCCAGAAGTTGTTTCTGGATTGTTTCCAGATCTTCCAGTTGTAACAGTAAGTTATACAATTATTAATTTAATTGCTAATGGTGTTAATGGTTGTATACTTTCTGTAGAATTTTATGATAATACTTTTCCAACAAATAATTTAGATCCTGTAGTTGTTTGTTCTGCTGAATTAGAATTTAATGCACCAGAGCCATGTTTTACAGAGTTTCTTTATTATGAGTTTACAAACTGTTGTAATCCAGATGAAGTAATATCATTTAATCCAGGACAAGATCCTTTTGTTACAATTACTCCAGGAACATATTTATATTCTGGTCCAGCATATCAAGGTTTATTACCTAATACATGCTATACTATATCAGAGGCATTTACAATAGATCCTGCATTTTTTACTAATCTCCCAAATGTACCATTAAACATTCCAGCAAATTACACAGAAGCTGTTGATTGTAATGATACACTTGTTTGTCCAGGATGTGATGTAAAATGTTATAGACTTTTTTCTTGTGCAGGTACAGCATTACCTTTTAATACACATACAAATCTTTCTGCATACTTAGGTCAGTTTATAGAAATAAGTTTGGTTGGTCAAACTTCAATTGGTTGTTTTTATGTACAAGAAGTTGATCCTTTTACTTGTTCTGATGCTGTTGAGATAGAAGTTCTTGGTACAGGTTGTAATTGTGAATGCTTATGCTATACAATATTAGGAACTGTTAAAAAATTACAATACTTATCTTGTGATAATCAAATAATAAAAGATCCTACTGTAAGTCAATTTTGTTCAAGAATATATCCTATAGTTTCTGGCACACCTGGTGAATATCAAATAAATCAAGGTTTACCGTGTGTAGATGGTGAATGTCCTGAAGTTTGTTATTTACTAACTAATTGTCAAACCGGTGCTACAATTACTACACAAAATAATCTGTCTCAGTATTATTTAAGTAATCAGGTAGTTGTAATAGTTGGAGAAGAAGGATGTTGGGAAATTGAAATTGCTGAAGCTTGTGATTGTCCACAAGAAGTTATAGTTGCACAATTCTATGATGATTGTCCATCATGTATTCCACCGATTGCATATAAGTTAATAAACTGTACAACACAACAAGTACAATTTTATACAACTACAGATTTATCTGCCTATGTAGGCAAAAGTGTAGAAATAGATTGTGGTTGTTATTTTGTAGAGCAAATAAATATTATACCCCCAACAGATACACCTATTGTAGTTGAATTTGTTTTTGATGATTGTATTGCTTGTAAAAAAGTTTATTACAGATTACAAGATTGTTTTGATCAAACTAATGTAATTTATACAACAACTGATTTAAGTTTATACCTTAATGAAGTAATTAAAATAAAAGGTTGCGATAACTGTTGGCAAGTAACAGAAACAAGAACTTTTACCACATTAGAAAATGTAGAGGTAGTACAGGATTTTCTAACCTGTGAAGATTGTTATGTAGATGCTCCATGTATCTGTACTAAGATAACTAATCTTACTCTTACAACACAAACTATTAGTTATATAGACTGTGAAAATAATGAAGTAGATCTAACACTGTTAGTAAATGAAACATCAGATAAGATATGTGCTAAAAGATGGATTCTTCCAGATCTACCTGCTGGTCAATTCCTTTACCAAGAAACATTTGGAGAATGTCAACAAGGAGTGTGTCCACAGCCAGTATTTAAAAATAATAGAACAGTACGTCCAGGATATAATACACCAATTTGTACACCGGCAAAATATGATGAAATAACTTGCAAGTTTGCAGACATCTTATATAAGATTGCTCTTGAGAAAAGATATGGTATTACAAATTGTTGTCCTGAAGATGATGACAAGTGGTTGATTAAAAAAGAACTTATAGATCTTCAAGCTTTAAAAGATCCAAATTATGATTGTAAAGAATGTACGTGTGGTTGCAATCCAGTAAATGCATGCTCTACTTGCAATTGTAAAAATTAATTTGTATATTATAAATAGAACAAAATATGAAGCCTTTAAATTTAGATAACAGACCATGCTCTCCAATATCATCTAATTGTGTGATATGGCAAGGACCTACATTAGATTGTATTAGTCTATGTACTGGAGATACTATATCTGATGTTGTAGCAAAAATGGCTACAGAACTTTGTACATTACTTGATCAAACTAATGTTACAAATTATGACCTTACTTGTCTTGGAATTACATCTTGTGGTCCTCAAGATTTTCAAGCTCTTATACAATTACTAATTGATAAAATTTGTGAACTTCAAGGTTTACCAGTTAATCAACTTCAGTCAACTTCTACATGTCCAGATTGTTTGGTTTCAGTAGCTCCATGTTTTGTAGAAAATGGTCAAACTACAATGCAGTTGATTGACTATGTTCAAATGATTGCAAATAAACTTTGTGATTTAATTGCACAAATTGCAGACATACAAACTCAAATAGACAATTTGGATATTAGAGTTACTGTATTAGAAAATACTCCTCCACCATCATTTACACTTCCAAGTATAGCAGTAGATTGTACATTATCAGATGGTGTTATTGTTGGAGGAAATGCTTATACAATTGATCTTATACTAAATGCATTAGTAAATGATGATACTTATGGATACTGTGCACTATTGGGTGCAACAGGTTTACCTGCTGATATTATCTCTGCAGTATCTGGTGCATGTATTACATCTACCACTCCAACATTGTCTAATGCACCAACACCTTATGGTACTGAGTATTTAGGTTCTTGGGTTAATACCCCTACTACGGTTGCTGATGCAATTACTAATATTTGGATTGTACTTTGTGATATTTATCAATACTTACAAAGTCCAACTTTAAATGTAACTGACACAACTACTGTAAATCTAACATATTCATCTGGAACACTATCTGCACAAGTACAAGATACTGGTTGGCTTGATTTAGATGGTTTTTCATTTATGGCATCAAATGCTAATAGACCTCAGTGTAGAAGAATAGGAAATGAAGTACATTTTAGAGGATATGTAACAGTACCAATGGGAAATGCTGATTCTGGAGGAAGTGGTAGTGTTAATCCTGCAACAAATGCTAATGATTATGTAGGATTAGCTTATGGTAATACATTTAATACTGTGCAATCTGGAAATGCACCTGACTCATGTAAATTAGTTACTTATAATAGTGGTGTTTGGGCTGCAGGTAATGTGGGTATTGGATTAAGTTTTAATCTTGGTAATTCTGTTATTCCTTCTGGAATACTTGCTCCTGGACAACTTTTTGATGGTAGTTATGCTTTAGGTGGTGGGACAAGAAATATTATTTTTAGAACTGTAAGAACTACTGGTGGTAAAAATGCAGCTCTTCATTCATTAGGAAGTCTTTCTATATCAAGCACTGGTATATTATTTTGGGGAGGCCCATTATATGATGAGACATATCCTTCAGCAGTTTCTGGTTGGGAATATAGTGGGATTGGTAGAAGTATGATAAGTAATATAATATCTGGAGAAAATGTACCAACATTTACACCAACAGCACCATCAAGTTATAATGCAACTGGAGCAGGAGCATATACTCCAAGTTTAACAGGGGTTGCAGATACATGGGCATTTACTCAAAATGCTGGTCATGCAGATCAACTTGGTGGATTTATAATTAGAATAGATGGTTTAAAAGCATTTATTGATCCTTGTGATCCAATAATACCAACACCATCACCTTGTTAATGTATATATAAGTTTAATTAAAAAATAAAAAAAATGGCAACTAATAACTGTGGAAATTCAAATTGTGGATGCACAAATACATATACTGTAACGGCACCATGTCCTCCTTCATGCCCTGAAGTATTTAATTCATCTTGTATTGTTTACACAGGTACTGATATTTTATGTAATCAAGATACTGTAATTAGCAGATATGATTATCTTGATACTATTATTACTAAACTAGTAAACTACATCTGTAGCGTTCAAGCTCCAGTAACAGTTGTAGTAGGATCTACTTATGTTGATGTATCTCAAAATACAGTAGGTAATACAACTACATATACTGTATCTGTAGATATTCCTGCACTTCAAGCATATTTTGATATAATTATTTCTCAAACAATTGCAGCTTCAATTTTTGAAGGGCCTGGTATTGATGTAAGTGTTAATCCAATTACAAATGCTGTAACTATTTCTCATGAAGATACATCAACTGTAGCAAACTTATCAAGCAGTAATTCAGGTAATACTTTTATTCAAGATATCTTCTTTACATTTGACACCTTTGGACATGTTACTGGTGCATCAGTTGTTCCTAGTTCTGTAACTCCTCCAAATGATTTTGATAGAGCTCAGATTAATCCTGATTTAGGATTTACATGGGGACCTAATAATGATCCAACTAATATTCAAATTGCTGATGCTCCTGGAGATACATTAAACTTTGTGGCTGGAACAGGTATTACACTTAATGCAAGTACTGTACCTACTACTGACGCAATTAGAATTACTAACTCTGATCCAGGTTCTGCAGTTACACTTACTTCAGCCGGTGGTACAGAAACTTTAGTAAATAATGGTACAGGACCTGCTTTAGCAACAAAAGGACTTACTGCAGGAACAGGTATTTCATTAACTGGTACAGCAACTGCAATTACGTTGACTAATACAGATCCAGGATCTGCTGTTACTTTAACAGATGCTGGTACTACTGCACATGAATCATTAGTAAATAATGGGGTTGGTCCAGCTCTAGCTACTAAAGGATTAAAAGCAGGTACTGGAATTTCATTAAGTGCTACTGGTACAGATATTACTATTACTAATACCATTACTTCAGTTGTTCAAAAATACACAACAACAACTTTTCTTCCGGGAGCAGGTAGTGTTACTATCACACATAACTTAAACACACTAGATATTGTTGTTGCTGTCTCTCAAGATGGAGTTCCTCCATTAAATGGTTTAGTACCTGGTGTTGACTACACTTACACCATTACAAGTTTAAATACAATAAATGTTAATGATGCAGCATTTGGTGGTGGCTCTATTAGAGTTACTGTTATAGGATAAGGTTGCAGGTTTGTTGGTTTCTGTAACAAACAGACAAGCCCTCACACTCGTGGGGGTTTTGTTTTATTAGTATATTTGTTAAAGTCATTAATTTTTAGTATATTAATATGAGGGAATTTAATAAACCAAATGTAAAGGCTTCAAGGTATCGACCTGAAGTAAACACTATTTTAAACAAAGAGTTCTTTGAAAATTTTAAAAAGAAACATCCTAAGTATAAAGACTTAGATAATAAAATGCTTAGAAAAATTATTAAAAGGTTTAATCAAGTATTGCATCAAACAGTTATTGATACAAGGGATGGTGTTCAGTTACCCGAACAAATTGGTTGGATCTTTATTGGTACTTGTGAGAGAAGTAAAAAGGACAATATTGATTATGCCAAATCAAACAAGTATGGTGTAAAGGTAACTAATAACAACTGGGACACAGATGGCAAACTAGCAAAAATATTTTTTACAAACTATGCTCCAAAACACAGAATGAAGAACAGAGAATTTTGGGGGTTTCAAGCATGCAGAGATTTTAAAAGAGCAGTAGCTAAAACATATCCTGAAAATTGGAATATGTATGTACAAGTCTTACCAGAATCAAAAATTAATAAAGTTTATAATAGTGTACTTTACAAGGATTATATGAATAAAGTTAAAACAAAAGCTCTTAAGAGCTATAATGAATTTGACATATGACAACAATAGGTGAAGCCGTATCAAGAGTTAGAAATGCATTAAAAGCTGTTAAGGAAGATCCTTTCTTAACAGATAGAACTATTTATTATGCATTAACTAAGTATGGTCAGACACTTCTTAAAAGAGAAGACAATCAATTTAGACTAATGAAAATTAGTTCTATATTCAAGGTTCTTCCCTATATTGAACTTATTGATGTAGATAAAGTAGAAGCAGGATGTATTGGAGTATATTCTGGTTGTTACTTTAAAAGATCAAAAGAAAAACTACCTACTATATTTGATGGTGCTCTAGGTCCTATTATACGTACTGTGTCTTCAATAGATGGTACAATAGAAATGTTTAGAACTGATCCAGGTACTTGGATTTCTATAACTAAATCTACAACTTTTAAATATAATACAAGAAAATACTTTTGGTATTTAAACGGATACTTGTATGCACCAAATATTGATTGGGATGCTGTAAGAATGGAAGCAGTGTTTGAAGGTAAAGTAGATGCATGTGATACAGATCCTTGTCTTATTAGACAAGATGATCCACTTCCTTTTCCAGAATATTTATTTTCTGAGGTAGAGCAATTTGTAATAAAAGAATTAACTATAGCTATGCAAGTACCTACAGATGGTGCTGATGATAGTCAAAATGTACTTAGATAATGGACTTTAACTATACTCTTAAATATAGAACATTTGACCAACTCTTGGAAGATGTAACTATTGACTTACATACTTTTGCTCTAGAAAATATGATAGAGCCTCAGCAACTTATAAAGCTTGTAAGAAAAGTTAATTATCAGTTAGGTCTTAGAATTAACCAAACAAAGGAAGTTATATTAGATGTAACTCATCACAAAGTAAAATTACCGGATGATTTTTATACATTCAATTATGCACTTATTTGTGGTGATTTTAAAGAAGTAATAGGTTATGATGGTATGGCTGGTGGTACAAATATTCAAGAATTACCATATACTGATTGGCCAAATAATATTACAGAGTGTGGTTGTCCTGTAGATAACACATGTTGTTTAAATGGTAAAGAAGGAATATGCATTACACATAATCCACAAGAACCATATGGTGATCCATTAGCAAAACCAAGGGTGTTTCTAAATTGTAAGAATGAGGCATATGAACTTATTCAAGTGATTAATCCAAGTGTAACTAGATTATTTAGATATCTCAAACCTTTGAGAATGAAATCTAGTCAAGAGATTGAATGTGAATGTCCAAATCTTTATTATAATACTGCAGATCAAGGTTGGATTAAAGATGGATTTTTAAATACAACATTTGAATGTGGTAAAGTATATTTAAATTATCAGGGAGATATGACTGATGACAATGGACACTTGCTTGTTCCAGATCATGAGTTACTTAATGAATATTATGAGTATGCATTAAAATCTAGAATCTTTGAAAATTTATTTTTAAATGGTGAAGATGTTTCACAAAGAATGCAAGTTGTTGAAACTAGACTTAGAGAGGCTAGAAATAATGCTATTAGTTTAGTTAATACACCAAACTTTAGAGAAATGGAAAAACTTTGGTGGACAAATAGAAAAGCAATGTATGGCAAGTATTACTATATGTTTATGAGCCATTCACCAAATAATCCATACATAAGAGGAAATACAAACAATAGAGTTCTTTAATTATGGCGAAATATCAAGGATTACAAGATACTAGCAAATCTTTTACTAATTCATTTACTAAAGGATTAAATAAAGACTCAGACCCTTCATTTGTACAAGAAGGGATGTGGACACATGCTATCAATGTTGTAAATAATACAATTGAAGGTGACGTAGGTACATTATCTAATGAAACATCAAATATCTTATGTGCCTCAGTAGGTAGATCAATGCCTGCAACAGTAACTGAAAAATTTATTCTGGGTGCAATTTATTTATACTCTGATAAATGGATAATTTATTCTGTAGGTTATAATGCAATAGGATTAGCCGTTACTTCAGAAATAGGATTGCTTGAAGAAGATGTTTGTACATATAGAGAAATAGTTCAAGATCCTTGTTTAAGCTTTGATAAGCATTACCTTATATCTGGAGCATCAAGGGAAAAAGAAGATTGTTCTTGGCAAGTATATTGGGCAGATGGTTTAAATCCAGATAGATTTTTAAATATAGGAGATCCTAAACTTTGGCCAACTCCAGATTATCAGTGGGTAGGGGGAACAATCAATATGAATTTCTATTCTAATGGTTCAGATACAACCTTTCTTTGGCCTGGAGTTCAATGGGAACAAACTTGTCCTACTCCTGCACCAGCTGGTGGTGGACCATATGTTTTAGATTGTGAGCATTGTAGAGATGTAAATAAATTAGATTGTCCTAAAACAAGAATTGCAAGACTAATGGAAACACCATGTCTTAATTTAATATTAGGTCAATCTGGTGGGACACTTGCCAACGGTACATATTTTGCAGTAATAGCATATTCAATAAAAGGTCAAAAAGTAACTGATTGGTTTTCTCAAAGTAATTTTCAGTTTGTTTATACAGAAAATGACTTAGAGGGTTCTTTAACTGTTGAGGTAAGTGCTGACTCAGAAAATTTTGATGAGTTTATTCTAGCAATAGTAGAATCAACAAATCAACAAACAGTAGCTACACAGATGGGAATTTATTCTACTAAAACTAGTAGAATTGCTATTGATCAAATTAATCCAAGTAATATTAAAATCCCATTAGAACAAATACCCATACAAACACCAGTATTTGAAACATCTGATCAAATGACAGATGTTAATGGATATTTAATGAGGGTAGGACCCAGATCTAAATTTGATTTTAATTATCAACCTCTCGCTAATTTAATTAGAGCTAAATGGACAAGTGTTGAATACCCGGCAGATTATTATGTAAAGGGTGGTAATAAAACAAATTATCTTAGAGATGAAGTATATACTTTTTATATAAGATGGATTTATGATACAGGAGATAAATCAGCATCATATCACATTCCTGGTAGGCCCTCAAAGAATTTTCAAATTCCAGGAGGGATATCTATGGCTGAGACAGATTTCTTTAATGTAACAAATGATAAAAACGTATTAGCAACAGATGACCAAGTATTTGAAGTATATAACACAGCTTCATTTAGTCCATATCCTACAACATTACCTGGAGCAACACTTGTAAATGGTAAATGGGTTTTACCAGATGGAGGTACATTACTTGCTGTTGGTGAGATGGGTTATTGGCAATCATCAGAAAGATACCCAAATAATAGACCAGATATATGGAATCCAAGTAAATATTGTTGGACTGGTCCTGCTGCACAAATTCAACCTGGTCAAACAGAAGGTTACTATGATCTTTGTGGTAAAAACATAAGACATCATAAATTTCCAGAAGACTTTATAAATAATAGTGCTAATACAGAAGTAATGCACTTTAGACCTACAACAAATGCAGCAACATCTGGAGATGAATACTTTATAAGGATCATGGGAGTAATGTTTGAAAACATTATTCTCCCTAAAGATCAAGATGGAAATGATATTCCTGGTATTGTAGGTTATGAAATATTAAGAGGTTCAAGAGAAGGTAACAAAACTATTGTTGCTAAAGGAATGGTAAATAACTTTAGGACATTTGAGTTAAAAGGTGCACTTGCAAAAAACAGAACAGGGTTATATCCTAACTATCCATATAACACAATACAACCAATTGGTTGGTCAATAAATCAAAATGACCATAACTATAATGTGAATGATCCTTATATAAAAAATGTAGGTAATAATAATGATGTAGTTAATCAAGATATACCAACTGATATATTTACATTTCATTCTCCGGATACAATGTTCCGGACTCCGTTTCTTTCTACTACAGAATTTAAACTGTATGGATCATTAAATGGGTATGCTGATATGAATTTTCAGGAACCTAATGGTCATCCTAAATTTAAACTGCTTTCTGATTATGTGGTTTTACCAATGATTATAGCTGGAGTTGCAGAAGCAATAATATCTATGATTGGTAGAAGAACTATTAATTCTCCAACTATTGTTCCAGGTTCAGGTGCAAGTGATGCAGCAGGTGCTGCTTCTGCAGCAGCTTTAGCAGCAATGCCAATTGTTACTGGTGCAGCTGCGTCATACAATGCATTTATTGGATCATATTATAGTTCTGGTCAAGCATTAGCAGATGTTTTTTTAATGTTAGCTGGTGGATATGGTGCAACACAACTTTCAGCTTTTGATCAAGGTCTTGCTGCTGCCACAGCTGCTGCAGCTACATCAAATGTAGTAGTTCCTGCAACAATAGCTGGAACAATAGAATTACCAGATTTTGCATATTTAGATCCAATAACAAGAACTCTTGGAGCATTAAATCAAATTGTATATTATTTTTCAGAAGGTGCAGATATTGCATTAAAAATATTTTATGCAATTACACCATATAGACAATATGCATTACAACAAGTAAGTCATGGATATTATAACACTATGTCTAGAATTTCTAATTCTTTATTGAAAAGATTTAGAATAGATGACAGTTTTTACATGAGAGATAATATTCAACAAGTATCTAAATATCAAGATGTTACAACTGGTAATTATTATAATTATACAATTAATAATTTACAAAGATCTGATGCTGTTGTAATTAGAACAATGTCTGGTCCACAATATTTGGGTGGTGTAAATATTGGACCACATCTAATAACATCAGGTTTTCAAGATAAATCACTAGTTACTTTAGGAACTCTAGTTCAAAATAGTTCTGATCCTGCAATTTTACCAGGACTTCTTCCAGATTTTAATGATGATAAAAAAGACTTACCATTTAGTTTACAAATAGCAAGTCATTATGGTGCAATCAAAGGAAGAGTGAGAAATCAATATGGTCAATTGGGTAGTGAATTTCAAACAGTTATTACACCATGTGAACAAAAATTATCAAATTATAATGTACAACCTGCCGGGTGGATTTGTCCTACAATTAATGGACAAAATTATAGTGCAAATGTAATTACAAGAACTCCAATATTTTTTGGAGGAGATACTTATATAAATAGATATACGGAGAAGAACAACATGATGTTCTTTTATAATTGGTTATATGGACAACCAGATGGGTTTGAATATAACTACTTCTTATATAGTATGATACCAAGTGCAAGATTTGCTACAAATAGTATTGCATATGATCCAGGAGATTTAGCAGAAGTTTTTAATTTTAATTCTCCTGCTGTACCTGGTACAGGTGCATTTCCAGGAAGATTTTATAATTTGGACTACTATGTACCAGGTATACTTGGTAATAGAAAATATAATTATAATGATGATACTAAAGGTGGTTCTCCAGGATTTTTTCCTTTTCAAAATTTTGTAGAAAGAGAAAAAGGTTTATGGTCAGTAAGAGATGCATACTTTTATTTAGCTAACTCAGGAGTAAGGGATTTCTTTGTTGAATCTGAAGTACTTATTGATTTTAGAAAACAAAGTACAAGAGAGGGTGGTAAACATTATGATCCTTATAAATATACTGATATTGAAGCTATGTTTGATATGAACCCAGATATTATGGGTAGACTTAGTGAATATATCTATGATTACTCATTAAGTGTTTCTAAACTATACAATCAATATTTTTCTGTAGGTAGTTTACAATCAAGATATTATGACCCAGAAGTAGCTAAATATTGTTACACATATTATCCAGATAGAATAATTTATTCATTACCTCAACAAGATGAAGCAATAAAAGATAGTTGGTTTATCTATTTAGTAAATAACTATAAGGAATTTAAAGGGCAAATATCTGGTGTTAAGTCAATTAACAAATCTGGTATATTTATTACTTTTAAAAATGAAAGCCCATTAATGTATCAAGGTGTAGATACACTTGAGACAGATTTAAATACTAAGATTACTATTGGGGATGGTGGATTATTTTCTCAGCCACAACAATCTGTTTCTAATGCCGATAAGGCATATGAATATGGATCATCACAAAATAGATTATCTGTAATATCTACACCAGCAGGTATATTCTATATGTCTCAAAATCAAGGTAGAATATTTAGTTATGGTCAAGGTTTACAAGAGATATCCCAATCAGGATTAAAGTGGTGGTTTATTTTATATATGCCATATCAATTAACTTTAGATTTTCCTGAATATCCTTGGACAGATAATCCTGTAGCTGGTATTGGATGTCAAGCAACTTATGACAGTTCTAGTGCAGTTCTTTATTTTGCTAAAAAAGACTACCGTCTTAAAAAAGAATTTAAAGGAAGAGTTACATATGAACCATTAGATAGAAAAGGATTTGGAGATGTTTTTATTCTTGATGGATCTAAAAATTCTAAATACAGACTAGGAGATCCTTATCTTTTTGATGATGCTTCTTGGACAGTGAGCTATGACCCTAAACAACAATACTGGGTAAGTTTTCATGACTGGCATCCTGATTTATTAATACCAACTAAAGATATATTCTTAAGTACAAAAGGTAATGGTATATGGAAACATAATTTTATCTGTGATGGTTTCTGTAATTTCTATGGTCAACAATATGGCTTTGAAATAGAATTTCCAATTGTTACTGGTCAAACAGTAATGACCACTAGATCAATGGAATATATTTTAGAAGCATACAGAAGACGTGGTGATAGTTGTATAGATCAACATCATGTTCTTGATTACAACTTTGATACAGCTGTAGTTTATAATTCAGAACAAGTTTCCGGATACTTAAATTTAAATATATATCCTAAGAACGATATTAATCTATCACTACAATATCCTAAGATAGGTACAAACCAGTCTTCATACGATATATTATTTTCTAAAGAAGAACAGAAGTATAGATTCAATCAATTCTGGGATATTACAAAAGATCGTGCAGAGTTCCCTATAGGTTCTAATTATCCTCCTACAGGTCCATTAGTTCCAGGTACTACTCAACTTCTTGGTAATTACTCTTCTGAAAATACTTGGATTACAGCTGCAGATGGATACAGTAGAATATTAAATCCAAATAATATGGATTATAGTAAACCTGAATTGCAAAGAAAAAAATTCAGACATTACTTGAATTTCTTAAATTTAAGAAAAGAGCAGTGTAATGATGTTAACGTCATACTCAAAATGTCAAATAGTAAAAATCAATATTCTTCAAGGTAATGTATAATAAAAAAATTCTTATTGATGCGCTAAAGAAGTTAGGAAGTGCCAAAGCTCCAGCTCAAAAAAAAGACATAGTAGTAGGTTCAAATAATCCTACTGAAATGTTTGCTATGCAAAAAGGTTTTTCACCATATGACAAAAAGTTAAATGTAAAAAAATCTAACATACATGGTAAAGGTTTATTTACTGAACAACCACTTAAAAAAGGAGAACTAATTGGTTTAGCACATGTTAATAATCAACCTACACCTATTGTTGGTAATTTTCATAATCATTCTGAAAATAATGCAACAGCATTAAGTATACGTAGGGGTAATCAAAGATATTTAGTTGCTGCAAAAGATTTAGAACCCGGTACAGAAATTACAACTAATTATAGATTGCAACCTGAATTAGGTCAACCAGAAGATTTTTTACATTCAATAAATGAAACTCCTACTGCTAGACGTGGTGGTTCAGCTCCAAAACTTCCAAATAAAAAAAACTCAAGAGCCTACTCAAGAAGTCTTGATGCTACTAATAGACTATTTGCAGAACATCCTTGGTTTAAAAAATCTAAATCTAGAAAGAATAAGATTTATGATCCTAATGCTAAATACTATCAGGATGGTGGAGAACAAGGATGTCCAGAAGGTTATACATACAATCCAGAAACAAAAAGATGTACAAGAAAAAACACAAATTGTCCTGAAGGTTATTTCTTTGATGCACAAGAAGGAAGATGTAAATCTAAAGCTTATAGAGAAAAATTTGAATTATATAATAAAGGCACTAAAATTACACCAACTGAAGAAGAAGAATCTTATTCTTATTGGCCAGATGATCTTACTTTAAAATATCTAGATAAAGATATAATGAATAATCCAGAAGGTTCTGAAGTTAATAGACCATTTTTAATAAACCCTATTAAAACAATTGGTATTTATAATCCTGAAAGAGAATATGAAGAAGATATTGATGACAGATATCTAGCTGATACATACGTTAATGTATATCCAGATTTAAATTACCAAGTAGTTGTAGATCCTAGTAAGCCAAAAGGATATAATGCAGACAAATCTATATACTATGTTCCTGATGAGAATAATTTTGAATTTGAAAAATTTAAACAATATAAAAAACTAAAAGAAATTGAAAAAGAAAACTTATCAAATCTTGCAAAATATCCAAATTTAATAACAAAAGAATGGCAAGAAGATTATAAGTATCGTCCACAGGATGATCCTAAACTATTTTTAGATGCTGAATATTATGGTCAAGGTCTTCCGGGTTATTATACAAACCTAACAAACATGCCTTTTGATAAATATAAAAATTCAATAAAAAGAGAATTTAATACGGGTTGTAAAGATTGTAAATATCATTATGGTATAAGTCATGAATATAATGATGATTATAATATCAACTTAATTAATCTTGGACATGTAAAAAAAGGTCTTAAAAGCAATGACCCTTCTTATGACATAAGAAATATAAAAGAATATGATTATGTAGATCTTCCAGATGAATCTATAATACCAAGATTTGACTTAGAATCTGCTGATACAGAACCACCTATTTATAGAGAAGGTGATCCAAGTATGCTAGTACCTCATATGAGATTAGAACCTGGCAAAAAAAAATCTAAAAAACATAGAGGACGTTTAATGTATGGTAAAGGTCAAAAATATAAATGGACTACTTATAGACAAACTAAAGATTTAGAGTTTGGTACACATAAAACTAATAGACCTATACCAGCTTTAGTTCAAAAATTTACAGGTTATGATCCTAAATATTATCAAGGTTATGATAAAGAAGTAGGTGATGAAACTGAATTTGTTCCTGGAGAAATTGAAAGAGCAGAGCAAGAAGGAAGAAAAGTTAACTTTAAAGGTGCGGCTACACTTAGAGATTTAAAAAAACAAAAGGAGTATGAAAGACAATGGTTAGAATATCAAAAACAAAAAGATGAAGTAAGACAAAGAAATGAGGATTACTTAAAACAATATAATATTACCCCTGAAGAATATGAACAATACTATGGTCCTTTTAGAAGAGGAGGACAATTACCTAAAGCTCAATATGGAATACCACAAGAGTTTTATCAAAACTGGTATCAAAATAGGGTAATGCCTACTCCAGAAGGACAAAAACTTTTAGATAAAATACGTCCTGAAGCTTTAGAAAGATCAAGACAAATGATACCTTATATTTATTCTGATAAACTAAAACTAGATGATGCAGGATATTATGATACAAAAACTCAAGAAATAATTTTAAATAAGTTTTTACCAGAAGCACAAATAGAAGCTACAAAACAACACGAGTTTGGACATCATATACAAGCAGGAAATAAATTTTATAATGTTTTAGATAAACCACATCAATTTCTTGTTGAACAAAATATTGTAGAGCCTGAAAAAATAAGTACAGGAAATTCAGAATGGGATGAAAAATTAAAAGAAAACTATGATTATGTAACTCAACCAGACGAAATGCATGCAAGAGTAATGACTCTTAGAAGATTAGCTGGATTTCAACCTAATCAAGTTATTACTGAAAAAGATCTTAAAGATTATTTTAATAGAGTAAAGGAAGCTGGGGAAGCATTAGACCCAGATATAGAAGATCTAAGAGGAGTTACTAAAGGAAATCAATCTATAGTAAATCTATTAAATGATATGGTCTCTGTTCCTAGTAATAGAGAAGATTTACAAGTTGCTAAGTATGGTGTTGAATTAGATCTTACAGAAGATGAAATTAAAAAATATGTGGATAGAGGTTATGTGGTAGAAGACATTTCTATACCTTCATTAACAAAGATGAAAAAAGGTGGTTTACCTTGTCCACCTTTTTGTTCACCATTAATTGAACTTTCAAAAGGCTTGTCATCTATTGCACAAAATATTCCAAAAACAAATTTTTTAGGAAGGGGAATAGCAAATACTGCAACAATTTTAGATGAAGGTTTGGGACAAGCTTTTTTAGCTAAGTCTAACGCAGATGCAATATCTGCAGGTAATAAATGGTTACATAATTGGATACAACATCCTACAACACAAATGAAAATTCAAGCTGATATGTTGGATGTAATAAACAATAAAAATTTAAATCCTTACAGGATTAAATATGAAACACCAAGATATGGAGATATTGTTCTCAATCCAGAAGAACAATATACAGAAGCATTAAAGATTGCTCAAAATTATATGCCTGATGCTAAACCATATTCTTTTGAAAATTTCTTTTCTAATTTAAAAGAGGATAAATTAAATCCAATGTTTGATGTTATGGGTATAACATACAAACATCAGTCAGATCCTATTATGCGTAGTTTATATAGTCATGCATTTTTTAAACCAAACAGTACTCAAATTGATACTGACTATAAACCTTTTAAACATTATGGGACATTTATTAGAAGAAGTCCATCATTTAGTCCTTATCAAAAAGAATTAGTAACAATACATGAAGGTACACATGAGTGGATAACAGATAAATTGTTAAAAGAAACTGGTCAAAAAGATTTAATCTTAAGCAGTATTGATCCAGAAATTAAAAAACTTTTTGATAAATGGTCAGTAGATCGTGAAACAAAAGATTTAACTGAGGATGAAAAAAAGCTTGCTTATCTATCAAATCCAACAGAAGTGCATGCAAGAATAATGGAATTAAGAAGACATAATAATTTAACTCCTTCTGATTATGTTGATGAAAATATGGCAAAAAAATTTCTTGAACAAATTAAAAATAAAGAAATATCTGGCGGCAAAGAATTTGCAACAGTTTTAAAAAATGATCCTAAAACATTATCTAAATTAATGAATGATTTATATAATATTTCAATTCCTTTGGGTGTTGGTATTGGAGGAGCATCTTTATTAAAAAATCCATACAAAGAAGAATCACCAATTGGTGGATATAAAATGGGTGGAGAGTTTGAATTAGGTGATGAAGTAGATGAAGTTACTATGAAAGAATTAAAAAAATTAGGTTTTACATTTGAAAAAATATAATCATGGCTAAGTATAGAATTACCAGTATACCACAGTCTTTACCAAAAGCGCAATTAGGTTTATTTAAAAATAAAAATACATCTCCATTATGGGAAGCTCAATCTGTTCCAGTTTTTCCAGATCAAGAATCTTCTATTGAAGATGTTATGCCTAGAAGAACTGCTGAAGAACAAGCTAATATTTTTCCTATTATAAATCCAGATTTGTCAGGTTCTGCTGAATATGATTTTTCAAAAAGTTGTCCAAATCGTCAAATTTTTTATAGAGGTCAATGTGTTAGTGAAGATGTATTAAATGTAATTCTTCAAAGAGAACAAGAAACTGAAAAATTTCAAGCTAAAGAAAGTTTTAGAAATCAACAAATTGCACATAATAAAATGCTTGATGATTTGTATATAAAAAATATGCAAATAGCTCAAGAAGAAAAAAATCTTGCTCAAAAAATTAAACATGAAGATTATGTAAAAGATTTTAAAAAATCAAAAAAATCTACACAAATAAAACCATTAGACGTATTTGATACAAATACATTAAGTGAAATGGTTCCAGTTATTGGGGATGATGGAAAAGTAGTAATGGATGAAGAGACTGGTAAACCAAAAATGCAAACAAGAAGAGAAGCACTTAGTTCACAATATCTTTTAATTGATAATGATGAAAATAGTAACATTGGTTCAACTGGAACTACTTCTGCTTGGCCATTAGCAGTTGTTGCAGATAGAATTTACAATAGTGGATTTCAACCAACACAGTTTAAAACAATATGGAAATTTAATGATGACCAAGTAAGACAAGTAAAAGAACAAACTGGTTCATTAATGGAAAATGCAAAAAATGCATATGATAATGAAGCATATAATAGAATTTTAAAAAAAGCACTTGAGCTCAACATTACACCAGAAGAAGCTGCAAAAATTGTTGCTGGAAAAAATTCTAGTTTTGGATATGCAGAAAGTCTAACAAAAGAATATGCTCCCAATGTTCAGAAAATTATAAATACAGCATTTGAAGATCTTATGAAAAAAACAGGATCAAGTGCTGATGCAGAAAAACTTAGTCCTACTCAAAAAGAATTATTGCTTAATTTAGAAGAAACAAAGGATCAACAATTCTTAAATATAAATGGTGGTCATTATGTAACAGATAAAGATGGTTATAAAATATGGGTTCCTCCCGGAGTAGGAGCAAATATAATGCCACTACCTGCTGAAAGTACTGCAGTAAGAAATAAGATAGGTGCATGGACTACAGATCCTGCAACAGGTAAAAAACAGTGGGTTGCACCTAATAATAATACAGCTTATGAAAATGCTCAAGCTGAAAAACTAATTAAAGAGCAAGAAAATATGGTTGCTCAAATACAATATGCTGCTTTAAGAAGATTAATTGAATCTCCAGATGTTACTGATGCAGAAAGATTAAAAATAGCTAACGATCCAAAAAAACTTGAAAAACTAATAAGTGAATATGTAAATTGGTCTTATTCACCTGAAGGAGAATTTGATCCACGTAGAGAACAAACTCAAGGTGAATATAGATATACTCCTGGACATTTAAAATCAGATTTTAAAATAACTCCTGAAGGTGCACAATGGTCTCCTGGTCGCTATGGTCAGGGAAGATATATTGATGGTCCTGTAAATATGGTTTATCCTGAGAAATATGTTATGGGACCTGGTGCAGGAGTTCTTGGTGGAGGTCTTAGATTACTTAATAAACCACTTGCTAGTTTTATTGGAAGTAGTGCTGCACCTTGGTTAACTGCTGGTAATTTATTTGGTGCTTATACTATATATAATGCAGTTAGACCAGAAGGAACTATTTCAAGTGCATATGATAAATTTTCAGAGGGTGATTATAAAGGTGGTGCTTTAAAAAGTCTTGAAGCAGCATTGGAGTTGTTTCCCACTGTAGGTATTATTTCAAAAGGTGCTAAATTATTAAAGTCAACACCAAGATTTTTTGAATATACTGCTCCTTCAGGTAGAACTTTTGGTCTTGGAAATGCAAACTTACCAAATATAACAACTGCAGAAAAACCTGAGCAATTTCTTAGTTTAATGACAGGTAGTAATGCTTCTCAGTTAAAAAATTTATATTCAACAGAAGCTGATATTATAAATGCAGAAAAAGCACTTGCTAGTGGTCAAGCATTTCCAAGATATACATTTACTCATCCTGCAAAAACACAATTACAACTTGAACAAGCATATCAGAATTTAGATCCTAAAGAATTTATGCTTAAGAATTTAGGATTTAGATTAGGAGAAAGTTCACCTATTGAATTTGGAACTTTTAGTCAACCTACAAAATATTCAACAAAATTTGGAGAATTTACTTTTGGCCCTAAAAGATTTTATCCTGCTAAACTTGAGAGTATAGATTTTAAATCACCCACGGTCTATGATGAAGGTTCTGTAAATATGTTAGGTCTTAAAGAAGGAGGTTATCTACCACAAGCTCAAGGAGGGTTAATTGCATTAGCTAAAAATTTATCTAAAGGTTTAGCAATTCCAGTTTCATCTACAGTGTCTGCATTAAGAAAAATACCAGCAACATATACTGCAATTGCTGAAGGTGGTAATTTATTTTAATATAGGTTCAGCAAAAGGTGTTCCTGGTCGTGCTACAGATCCATTAACTAATACCGCAAGAGGAACTGGTTTACATACAAGACAATGGATAAGTGGTAAGGGAAATCAAATAGGCACTATTGATCCTACTTTTAGATTTACGGATATGAACAAAATGAGTGCTAAAGATTATTTAGAAATGGAAAGAGAAAAAGAAGACTTAATAAAGCTTTTTAATACTGGTTGGAGAGGTCATTATAAAAAAGGTGGTGTTTCAATGAAACTTTCTAAAAAAGAAATTGATCAATATATCAAAGATGGATATATAGTTGAGGATGAATAAACTTTATAAGTTTATTGATTAAATTAAAATTTAGTATATTTAATATATAATATATCTTATGAAAAAATCTGTAAGAATAAGAAAAGCACTTCCAGGAGAAAAACCAGGGTATTATAATAAGACAGCCAAGTTTTTGAAAAAGGCTCAAATGGGCATGGAAGTAAATTCACCAAGTAATGATCCTCAAAGATTAAATGCAATATATACTAATGTATATGCTTCTTTAATGTCTGACATTACTCCAGATGTAATTTATAGTTCATTAATTGGTGAGTATGCTTTAGATGAGAATACTGCTCTTATGATATTAAGATCTGCATTAGGAAAACTTGCAGAAGAAGGTAAAATTGATCCAGAGTCTTTAGAGGGTGGTAATTCACAACAAAATCAAAAACAAGAAGAACAACCTAGTGAAACACAAGACAGAGAAAGTCAAGAAGAATATGATCAACGCATGTCTGAAGATGCTGAACAAGATGAGTTGGCAATGTCAGATGAAGGTTATTATGATGAAGAAGAAGCAGCAAATAATGATAATTCTCATTTAGATACCGAACAAGAACAACAACAACAGGCTTTTGCATTTGGTGGTTACTATGATACGGGTGGTGAGTCAGATGAAGATTATTCAGATTACTATGATGATTCAAATCAAAGTTCTTCTCCAGAAAATGCTGTTATAAATCAATATAATAATCCTGGTCAAAATAAAATGAAGAAACCTTTTTCTATGGAAGATCTAATAAATATGACACCAGGTATTCAAGGTACTCAATCTGTACCAGGTATAGAAGATTATTTAGGAGATTATAGACCTATATCAGAATCATATGGGTCAATGGATTACTTACCACAAGCACAATGGGGAGGATTAAGTTTACTACCTGGTTTAACAAGACAAGTTGAAAAAGGCATAGAAGCTTTTAATAAAGGCTATAGTGCAATTAGGGGTTTAAGTCCAATGACTAATGTATCAGGTATAAGAAAAGCACTTCCACTTGCTACATTAACAGGAGAAGCTTTAACTAAATTACCATATATTGGAAAAAAATTAGCTCCACAATTAAAAACCACATTTACACAAAACAGAAATCATTTATGGAAGGTTTTAAATGGTGCTGGTCCAAATCAAGAAATTTTTGGAAATGTTGGAACTCGTGCTAATCCTGATGGTAGTTTACAAGTAAATAGATTATTACTATATCAAGATGATGTAGCAAAAATAGTTAGTCAAATTGAAGACTCTGGAAGTCCTGCTGCAGTTATAGAACCAGATGGTTCAATGAGTTGGGATTATAGCAAAACACTTCCTGAAAGAAAAGTATTTGAGCTTGGTGAAGTACAACCAATGGCTGCAGCAGATGGTTTAGTAAGTGGTGTATATCCCATGAATTCTAAAGTAACTGGTGGAGTGGATGATAAAGGAAATAAATTTTTTGAGATTTCACATAAATTTGGCCCTAATCAAACATTACCTTTTGGATCAACATCAAGTAAAGCAAAAGAATTAACATTTAAAAATAGATTTTATTATAAAACTGTAGTTGATCCTGCTACTAATCAAACATCTATTAAAGTGTTTGGACCATTGGGAGAAGAATTAACACCTGGCACTCAAACTAAATTTAAAATACAAAGACCTTTTATACCATCTGTATTAAGAACTGTAGCAGAAAAATTTTTGCAAGATCCTAATACACCTTTTCCAAATTTTCAAGTAGATTTTGGAAGAAATCCAAACGGTCCTTTTACAAGTAGGGTTGGTCGCGTAGATATTACTTCTACTCCACCATCTACAGTAGATAGGTTAAGTACTAGGGGTAAAATTGGTAGAGGTTTAGAAAATTTTGCTTTAAGTACTTATATACCACAAATATTTGGATTAGGTAATCCATTAAGAACATCTCCAAAAAATGTAACTCCATTAAAACTTCCAGTTCTTGGATATACAAGTTCTGCATTAGGTCCTAATGTTGTTAATCCAGCACTTGAAACTGGTGTTGCTAGTGACATTGCAAATGCAATGAACTATAAATATAGAATAGGACGTAATGCATTAATAGGAGCAGGAGGATTAGGTTACTTAGGGTATAAGACTTGGGATGCTTTTTATAATCAGTGTCAATGTGATAATCCAACAGGTAGAAATTATATGCCTAAAGATGAGTATGGTAATTGTCCTTGTGGAGGAGATGTTGATGATAAAAGAATACTAGATCCTACAGAACAGCCGACTGTTCAAGATATTATGAAGTTTTTGGATGAGCAGGGTCTTTATCCTACTGAAAAAGATTACTATAGACTTAAAGGAAAAAATAAAAGAAGTAAAGCTGTTGATTATAAAACTGGAGGTATAACAGAAAAACAATTTGTAAAAGCATTCTCTTCTAAATTCCAAGATGGTGGACCTCAAGATCAATCATTGGGTAAAGGTAAAAGAATGGATACCCTTACTAATGATGTAGAAGCTAGAAAAGATATCTTTAAAAGTAAACTTAAAGATAATTCTAATGTAGCTCTTACAAAAGAAATTTATAAAAATGCACAAAGTAATCCTCAGATCTTAAACATGTTAATGCAAGATGGTCCTAAAGAAAATCTTGCTGAAGATACAGGAATGCAAACAGCACAATTTGGAGGAGTTCCTAATTGGTATACTGGATATAACACAGCTTTATCACCAAAAGAGTATAGAAAGTTATATAGACAAATGAAAAGAATGATACCAAGAGGTCTAGATATATCTAGAGCTAACATGGCATCAAACTTTTATGACAATAGATTTATGCAGCCAGGTTACGGTACAGTAGTTACTACACCTGAGTATATGAATATGCTTGCTATGTCTTCATTACCATTGTACAAAAGTGCAGCCAATGTTTATGGAGGTGGTAGAAAACCTTCTGAATTACAAGCATATGAAGCTACAGCAATCAATAATGAAAAAGGAATACCATTACTTCCTGAAATGACTCCAGACTTTATTGATTCTCCATTAGTAAGGGGTTCAGGTGGTCAATTTATCGCAGGTGATGAAAATCTTTTGACATATGATCAAGGAGGTTTTGTAGATATGGATGCTGAAAATCCTTTAGTAAGATTTATCTACGGTGGAGATGAAACCGGATACTATGAACCAGAAGATTTACCAATGGCTCAATTTGGTCAAAATATAATGAATAAAGATCTTGAGCAAAGAGTAGTAGGGGATAAATTATCATATGATGATTGGGTTGAGGGTGAAAGAGATGATTTTGCAACAACACATCCTGGTGAAGATTTTGATACTTGGAAAGCTGGTCAAACTGGTCAAGATGATTATAAAAAATATGAAGATTTTTATGGTAAATCTTTATATGATTATACAAACTTTGATGATCCAAATGTAAATCCTAATCCAAATAATAATCCAAATAATAATACACAAAATGGTAAAAATTGTCCTCAAGGATATGTTTGGAATGCAACATATAATGCATGTATACCGGTAGCTCAAGTTACTTATAATCCAAGAGTTGTTAGAGGTCAATCAGGATTATTTAGAAATTTAGCTCCTTGGAATCCAGCATTTGGTTATGCAGGATCTTGGACAAAACAAATGTCATTACCATATCAATTAGGTTCTCGTAATCCTTATATGGGTCAACTTACCGGTGCACCTGCTGCACGATATGTTACCAAAAAAGGAATATTTGGAAAACCTAAAAAATGGATTGATATTTATGATGTTGATGCAGCAGATGATATTTTAAGTAATTACGATTATGTGGGTCCAGAAAATATAAACTCATATGATAATAATAATATGCAGCAAACTAGAAAAAAAAGTTCTGGTGATAGACTAGATAGACGGATTGCAAGATGGGATAGAAGAGCTGCAAGAAATGAAGAGGAGTATGAACCTATGGAAGGTGCTATTACAAACTATGAAAACCCAGATGATTTTTATAATGCAATAAATCCTGTTTCTAGAGAAGATGCTCAATTCTTAGGTGCTGGTTATACTGCTTCTGAAGATTATAAAAATAAAGGTAAAGTAAGAACAGTTAGAGATGCAGAAGGTAACTGGTATGATAGAGATGATAAAATGATACCTGGTAAAAAAGCTCCTTCAGAAGTTCCTGGATATTATGATAAAAAAAGTAATTTAACAAAAGATGAACTTAAGTTACTTGAAAATTTAAAATATTTTAGACATGGAGGTTTACATACATATGGGCCTGGTGGTGCTAATGATCCTAATACTAATCCACCGGCTTGGATGTCAGGTCCTAATCCAAAACAATATGGCACATATGATGGAAATATGATAAGTCAAGCACCAATGGGTACAACCAAAGGTTTTGATGAGTTTGGTAATCCTGTAAGTCAAGCACCAGCATTTGGTATTCAACCACCAGCAGCTGCATCACCAGAAAACTATTATGTTAAAGATCAAAATCCAATTAAAAGAAATTTAGTTGGGGTAGAAAATAAAAGAAAAGACATGTTTAATGTTGATTCAGAATCTTTTCTAAATCAAACTAATGCATTTGCAAGAGGAGCTTTAAATTTATTTGATCCTGAGAAAAAAAGACAATGTGGTCCTGGAACTACTTGGAACTCAAGCACACAAACATGCCAACCTACAGATGCAATGGATATCTATGCTACAGCTACTGAACAAGATAGAGGTGACTGGACAGATATAGGTTCTAAGGCTGGTCTATATAGATATGATCAAGAAGGACAAGATAGAAGCAGTAGAGCAACCTTTGGTCAGTATGGTGGATACATGCAAGATGGTGGTTTTTATGACCCATATTACGAAGAGGATGAAGAAGTAATTATGACTCCTGAAGAATTAGAACAATTCTTGGCATCTGGAGGACAAGTTGAATATTTATAACATAACCAATGATAAAAGTTAGAATTAAAAAGTTACCTCAAGCAAGAACTGGATACCAAGTTCAAGGAGCATTAGTAAATGACGTACCTGCTATGGGAGGTGCAGACTATAATGCATACATTGGTGCACCAAAACTTCGGGAAAGTAAATACATCAAAGCTGTCCCTAGAGATGAAGCAAATCTAGAAGCAGAAGGTAGAGAAACAGTATATGGAGACATCAATGGTGATGGAATGCCAGAACATAAAATTATTGTTGGTCCAAGACATGCTCAAGGTGGAGTTCCTTTAAATCTTCCAGAAGATACTTTTATTTTCTCTGACACAAGAGCAATGAGAATAAAAGATCCAGAATTACTAAACATGTTTGGTAAAGGAGGTACAAATAAATCTTATACTCCGGCAGAACTAGCTAAACAATACGATGTACAGAAGTATAGAAAAATACTAGAAGATCCTGAGACAGATGCAATAGAAAGAAAGACTGCAGAGTTAATGATCAAAAAGTATGTTGTTAAACTAGGCTGTCTTGCTCTTGCACAAGAATCTATGAAAGGATTCCCACAGGGTATCCCAGCAGTAGCAAAACCATGTATGGAAGCTAGAGGTTTAACTGAGCAAGATATTCTACCTAATAAAGAAATATCTGTTCTAAATGATCAGTTAAAAAAACAAATGGAACAAGAAGGAGCGACAGATGAAAACATACTTCAACAAGCTGAAGAGATGAATGATGGTAATCCTGTTGCACAACCACAAGAAATGGGTCCTCCTCAAGAACAAATGGAAGCTCCTTCACCAGAAGAAATGATGATGTATAGTGGATATAGAAGAAGATTAAGAAGAGCACAAGAAGGAATGCAACAACCATCTCCTGAAGAAATGGCAATGATGCAACAGCAACAACAAGGTGGTCAAGATGAAATGGGTGAGATAATGAAAGAAGTTGCAAATGCTCTTCAAAGAGGTGCTGATCCTTCTGAAGTTGTTATGAGTTTATTACAGAACAACATTCCACCAGATGCAATTGTACAAATATTTACACAACTTGGTGCTGAACCACAACAAGCTGCTCAAATAGTACAGCAAGTAATAGCACAGGCCCAAGGTGGTGGTCAAGAACAAATGATGCCACAAGAACAACCTATGTCAGAAGAAGAAGCAATGATGATGCAACAACAACAGATGCAACAACAAGCTCCTCCTATGGCACAGTATGGTATGACAATGGGTGGTTATGATATGCCATTCTATGATATGCCAGAAGCTGCTTATGGTATGGCAATGGGTTCTGGTCAATCTCAAAACTATCAAGGAAGGCCTAAAAGAATTCCTGGATCAGGTCCTATGTTTCCATTAACTAAAGCAGGGAATGGAATAACTATTGATGCTTCTAATATGACTAATGAACAACTTCAAAGAGCTATTTGGGATGCACAACAAAAAGATAAAAATGCTGAAATTACTGTAACTCGTAAAGATGCTAATGGTCAAGTAAAAACACAAAAACTTAAATCATCAGGATTTATGATTCCTGAAGGTAAGGATATTACAGATTTAAAAGGTTTTCCAGATACACCTGCAGGAAGGGTTGCTGCAGCACAATATTTATTAATTGAAGAAAACTTAAATAATTCTACAGTTAAAGCTGAGATTATTAAAAATACTAAAGAAGCACTTGAAAATCCAGATGCTTGGACAGGTAAAGGTGGTACAAGAAATGCTAATAATACTTGGTCAAATAAATATGGTGCATTACCTTCTGATGAGGAAATTATAAAACAAGCATTAAATCATCAAAAAAGAAATTTGATGTTTGAAGCTAATGAAATTGATCCGCAATTATTTTCTGATGTTGGTCATAAACTTGATGATGTTGATACTGTACTTAATAAAGGGTACGTTAATCCAAAAACTGGACAAAAATATACAAGAGCTGAGGCAGAAGCAGCACTTAAATCTCTTAATGTTAAAGGTTTTACTAATGTTGCTGCAATGTCAAATATACTAGGAGTTCCTTTAGACCCTAAAGGAAAAGATAGAGTTCTCCAGCAAGGAACAATGCACGGATATGCAAAAGCATATCAAAACTTTTCATCTGGTGCTTATAACTCTAATCCAGATGCAAAATATGCTATGGATAATTTTTTGGGTAATGTAAGTTTAGTTCACTCAGGTGCGGATGATGAAACTTCAATGGGAGCTTTGTATGGATCAATAGGTAATAGAATATCTCCTCTTGATGATAAATATGATTATTCAGATAATAATTGGTATCAAAAAAATTCTGGCAGATTAGTGAAAGGTAAGTTTACTACTTATGGAGATACAACAGCTGGTCATAAATATATGGTTGGTAAAAGAAATCTAGAATTTGAAGATATTCCAGAAAGTGGACCTTGTCAATGTGAAAAAGATAAATTACCTGATGGATCACCGGACCCTTCATATAAACCAAAAGATGCTCAAGGTAATTGTACTTGTGATCCTCCAAAACCTAAAGATTGTCCATGTCAAAAATCTGATGGTACAGTAATAAACATGACTGCAAATGCAGATGGTACTTGCCCGCCTTGTACAGAACCTAAAGATATACCTGTACCAGGTCCTCCTGCTGAATGGTGGTTACAAGATACAATTAAAACTACCGGTGCATTTGGAGATTTAATGGGAGTTAAAAAGTATATGCCGTGGGCAGCTCCTGCAAAACTTCAAACACCAAGACCTACATTCTTAGATCCAACAAGAGAACTTGCTGCTAATGCAGAACAAGCAAATATACAAACTGCAGGTATGGCACAGTTTGCTGGACCACAAGCACTATCTGCAAGATCATCAAGTGTTCAAGGTCAAGCTTCTAAGAATGCTGCAGATATACTTTCTAAATATAATAATGCTAATGTTAACATAGCAAATCAGTTTGAGATGAAAGCTACAGACATTAGAAACCAGGAAAGTATGTTGAATCAAGCAACACAGCAAAGATTGTATGATCAAAATACAATTGCTAATCAACAGTTTGATAATGCTAAGTTGGCAATGAGAAACAACTTAAGAAATTACTATACTAACGCAATTACCAATAGATGGAAAACTGATGCATTAAATCAGATGTTCCCGAACTATCAAGTATCTCCAGGAGTAGGTGGACAAATGTATTATCAACCTACAGCAAAAACAACTAATCCTTCACAAACTTCAGGAAAAACTAAAGAAGAATGGTTTAAGTGGTGTAAAGATAATGGTGATCCAAATCCTTCTGCATGTGCTAATAGAATGATGAGTGGTAATAATTCAAATTCAGGAGGTGGAGCAGATCCAAATATGGTAAATACTATGTATGGAACAGCTAGAGATGGTGGAGAAATGTTTGAAGATGGTGGTTTTGTTTATATTGATTCATGGCTTCCATTTATCATGTAAACTTTATAGGTTTATTAAACTAAAAAAATTTTAATAGTTTTACACAAAGACAAATTATGGCAACGTATCTACAAGGAGTCACAGATTTTATACCAGATTATCAGCCGTTTCAACCTGATTTAAATTTCTATGGAAATCTATTGCAAACTAAACAAACGCAATATGATACTAATTGGAAACAGTTAAATAATCTGTATGGCCAGTTATATGGTGCTGACCTTACTCATGACATGAATCTTAAAAAGAAAGATGAGTTACTAAAACAAATTGATTTTAATCTTAAAAGAGTTTCAGGATTAGATCTTTCTTTAGAACAAAATGTAAATCAAGCTATGCAAGTATTTAGACCTTTTTATGAGGATAAGTACTTAATGAAAGATATGGCTTGGACTAAAAATTGGAAAAATACTTATGAATCTGCCAATGCTCTTAAAAATTCACAAGATGAAAAACAAAGAAAACAATGGTGGAGTACAGGTATACAAGGACTTGAGTTAAGAAAACAAATGTTTAAGGATGCAACATTAGATGAAACCTTAAACATGGCAAATGCAAAATATACTGCTAATGTAAATGATTTCCAGGAGTATTTAGATCTTGCTAAAAAATATAACATTGGTGCAGTTGTACAAGAACCAGATAAGTCTGGATTATACTTTGTAAGAAAAAAGAATGGAGAATTAATTTTACCAACTCTTCAACAAATGTTTTTAGCAGAGTATGCTAATAGACCTGATATACAAGATAAGTATAGAGAAGAAGCATTTGTAGAAAGGATGAACTATGCATATCAGAATAAAGAAAAATTTGGTAGTACTCTTGAAGCTGAAAAAGATTATATTAAACAAAAGTACGACTACATTAAAAAATATGCTGAGCAAAAAGATGGAAAAGCTCAAGATGAATTAAATACTACTCAGAACCTTATTGGTAATTTAGAAAAAAATGTTAATTCTGGTAATGTAAATCCTCAACAAAAATCATATTATGAGAGACTTACAGAAAGTTTACAAGTAAATGCAACAATTGCACAAAATACAAGTAACTTAAATAATCAAATCAATGACAAAAAAGCAGCTGGAGAAGAGGGTCCAGATGATATACTAAGTGATATAGAATTAGCAAGACTTAAAGTAGATGCAGGATATGCAGCTATTGCAGCAGAACAAAAAATAATGGGTGCTGCAAATGCTTATGCTTTTGCAAACTATGAAGTAGAATATAAAGCAAATCCTGTTGGTCTTGAATTTTTAAGACATAAACATGCAAGTCAAAGACAACAACAAGCTCATAGAAATAGAGAAGAAGAACTCAGATTGCAACATGAGCAAAGAATGTTTGAAAAAGCTGCTGATCATAATGTTAGTCTAGGGTATTGGTCATATGATCAAAATGGTAGATTAATTACTAATCCACAAGCAAATGGATTTAACTTAGATTTTACAGTTCCTGGAGGTACAGGTTCAGAAACTGAAGGTAAATTTACATTTGATGAACTACAAAGAATTAGTAGAAATCAAATGTTAAGTGGTGCAGTAGAAGGTGGAAACCATTTAATGAAAACAATTCAAAACGGTATTACTACTGGATCATTTAGTGCATCACAACTAGCACAACTTATATTAAACTTTAACCCATCACATAAAGTAGCAAATAAAATTATTGATGCAGGGAAAGCAGGTAGTACAGATGCCAATAAAAAACTAATGAAAGAAGCATGGAATGGTATCTGGACTGAATACAAAAAAGACAATAATAGCTTTATTAAAAAAATGGCTGATTCTGGCCAGTTATGGGAAGTAAATTCATATATGCAAAGTTGGGCATCGTTGAAACAAGGAGATCCTCTTTCTAAAGTATATTCAAATGACCCAGCAATATATAATTTGCAACAATTAAAAAGAGTTGATGATGCATTGCTTCAAATTAGAAATCAAAACTATGATAACATTAGGGCTAAGTTTAAAAAAGATTTAAATCACATAGTTTCAAAAGTAAAAGCAAAAGATCCTGAAACATATAAAAATGTAACTCAAGAAAAAATTGATCAAGCCGTTGATTTGATGATGAATCGTTATGTGTTAGATGGTAACGGTCATACAGAAGAGTTTTATAAAATTGCAGATCAAGTTGACAGACAAATTGGAAAAATTTTAGGATTTAATATTTCTAAAACGACTAATCGTCCAGCAACATTAAAATGGTATAATTATGTATTTCCTATAACAAATATTGGAAAAATATTTGGTGATGGAAGAGAAGATGTTCATGAAACAGCTTCTTGGGTAAGAGATGTATTTGATAAATCATTTGATGAACTTACAAACATGGATCCTGAAAAAGGTGGTTTATACTCTTATATTCCTGGAACATCAAGTAAAAAAGGAAAAGATAATATATATGGGCTTAAGTCAGAAACAGGTATGATGCAAGTTGCGCCTGGAGTAAACTGGGATCCAGGAAATCAATCTGCATCAAGTATGTTCAATACTGTTTTATCAACAATTTGGAATCGTGATAATTCACAATATAGAATTACTACAAAAGGAAATCAAAAACCTGCTAATAGTGATGATCCAACAGGGATAGAACAAAGTGAAGCACTTGCAATTGTGGCTGAACTTAAAAATCAATTAAACACTAATAAAGAATTAAAACCATTCTTTATTGGAGCAACTACAATATCTATGGAAAATGAAAAACTTGGGTCAATGAAATTGATGGCTCCAAGAGAAGTAATTGAAAAAGTTATTAAAAGTATGGCCGGGGATGATGTTAAAGAAAATGATATTAAAGCTAAGATTGATAAGATTTATCAAAATGGTATTACATTTATTGCACCTAAAGATACTTGGGCAGGTAATAAGTTGTACAATAAACAGTTTCCCACACCTATGGAAACTTTACTAAATCAAAAAAGCTATGAGTATAATGATCCAAATGGAACGGGTAATTATAGAATTGAAAAAGTTCCTGGATCAGGAGATTATATTGCATCCGGTACTACCTATGAATTAAGACCTGATGGATCTAAAGTAGAACATAAATTTCAGTGGGATCTTAATTCTAGAAGTGGTAAAAAAATTGATGCAAAAGATGAAGAAACTTTTGGAATGTTTCAAAAGCTTACATCTTTAAACTTTGATACTTATAGAAAAATACATCAGTCAGGCAATAAAAACTTAATTGAAAAAGCAAATACAAACTTTGGTGGTACAGTAAATAATCCTTTTTGGAGGTGGAAATAAACATTAAAAAATGATAGAAGAAACATTAAACTCTGCAGAAAGTATTAATAATCAACAGTCAGCTTTTCAACAGCTGATGTCTCAGAATAATTATCTTGATCCAGCAAAGATTGAGCAACCTCTTGCGCCACAATTAAACTGGAAAGATAATTTTGTTAATCAAACTAATTTTATAAAAGATAATACTGCAGGTGTTACACCAGATTATCCACCATCAGAAGTAAAAAGTTCACAAGCAAATGGTCAGACAGGAGGTTCATTTGAAGCTGTCATGAATGGTAGTTTGGCTAAAGTAAATAACATGACTGATCAGGGAGCATATGTACAACCATATGCTTATGATGCATCTCCACAAGGTACTTTTAGAAAAAAATATAAAGCTTATGGTCAAGAAACATATAATAAAGTAGGATTTCACCCACTAATTGATAATGAAAGTTGGTTTAATCAAAATACTACATTTGGAGATGATTTAAAAAGATGGGCAACACATTCTGCATGGCCAATGTTGTCAAAAGGATTTATGGATCCTATTAAATCATACCAAAGTATTTTAAATGGTGATGGTTTATTTTATGCAGATGAACAAAGTGCAAGAGACTATGAGTACTACAATGCAATAGGTGCATCAACAAAAGGTGGTCTTGGAGGATTTACTGTAAACCTACTCAACTCTGCATCATACTCAATGGGTATTCTTGCAGAAGGTGCTGTTGAAGGTGCTTTGATTGGAGGTTTGTTTGGTGGAGGTAATGTTGCTACTGGTGCTTTAGAGGGTGCTGGTACTTTTTTAAATAAACTTGGTAGTTTACCAAGAGCATTAGTTGATGCTAGTAAAGCTATTGGTAAATTAATGTCTGGTGTAAAAAATTATTCAAATCTATCAAAAGCAAAAGAACTATTTGGTTCTGCTTCAAGACATTTTGGAAACTTTATTAATCCTTTACACAATACTACAGCTGCATATCAACAATTAAAGAATACAGATAATATAACTAATCTTGCAAGAAGTTCTGTTACTGCTGGTGCACTTTGGCATGATATGATGTCTATGAACTTAGCACTATCAGAAGGTAAACTTGAAGGAGGTTTTACAAAATATCAAGCATATGATAGATTATATAATGATTATGTAGCAGAAAACGGAGCACCACCTAGTCTTGAACAACAAGAATCTATGATGAAACAAGCATCTAAAGGTGCATTCTGGAATACTTTATCTAACACAGCTTTAATTTACTATAGTTACAAACTTGTTTTTCCATCAATTACAAATGCAAGTTTTTTAAAAGGAGTACCAAAATTTGCTTTTGGAAAAACTGTTGCAAATGTTGGTAAAGAGTTTCAAATCTTATTTGATCCAGGTAAAAAAGCTTTAGAAGGTGCTTTTACTAAACAAAGAGTCAATTTTGTAAATGCAATAAAGTCACTAGCAAAACCTCAAACATATGGTAAAGTAGGTCTTAATTACTTTAAAGCCAATGTTGTTGAAGGTAGTCAAGAAGTTATGCAAGATATCTTACAAGATACATTTCAAAACTACTATGTAAATACTTATAAAAATAAAGATGCTAGAAACTTTAGATATGGTTTAGGATTAATGGGGGATGCTATTGAAAAACAATGGAGTGCTCAAGGTCTTGAAACATTTTTATCTGGTTTCTTAATGGGGACTATACTGCAAGCTCCTGGTTTTATTAAAAAATATGCCACAATTGGGTATAATGATTACCTTAAAAAAGATGCATCATACAAAGAATATCTAGATGGTAGAGAAGAATTAGCAGATACTGTTGTAGACCAATTAAATACTATGTATAAAAATGGTCACTTCTTTTTTGATCCTAGAATTAATAACTATGCTAATCAAGCTCTGGTAGCTAATGTTGTAGACAATCCAGAAGAGCATACTACTAAAGAAATAAAAGATGCAGAGTTTGCTGCATTTCAATCTGCTGTACTTGGTTCATTACAGAATGGAACCTTTGACATGTTTATAAAACACTATGAAGGTTACAAACAAGCATCAGCAGAAGATATAGAACAAGCATGGAGTTTAAAACCTGGTCAAGGTACAAAAGCATTAGAAAGATTTGACAAAGCATTAGAGAATGCAAAACAAATCAAAGACCGTTGGAATACTGCTAAAGAAAAAATGAAGTTCCAAGTTGATGCAACTCAGTATGCAGAAGGTACTGAAGAAAGAGCAATAGCAGAGATTTATAATAAAGCATATAGTCAGTCTCTTTATAATTATGTTTTTCTACATAACTCATTTGATGATAATGCAAAAAGATTAAATAAATTATATGAAGGAATAGCTTCTTTATCAGTACTGAAAAAATCTAATTTTGCAAACTTTGTTGGCTTTACAGATCCAACAAGATTAACAAGAGAGATAGAAATGCTTAAAACTGAGGTAGAAAACTTAGAAAGTTTTGGTACTTCAGAAGCTCTTGAGGAAGCAGCAAAGAAAAGAGAACTTGTAGAATTATATTCTAAGTTTAATGAAAAACAAGAAGCACTTGTAGACTTGTTTATTGATAAAACATTAGGAGAAAGCAATATTATTACAACAAGACTAAACGAAATTAAAAAAAGAATTCTTGAATCTAATACTAATTTAGATGAAGATCAAGCCGCAAGTCAAGCTATTGAACAATTAGTTGATCAATATGAGTCTGGTGAAACTAATGAGTTTTTAGAATATAAAGAAGCATTCACTGAATTACTTTTTGGACTTGCAGATACTGCAGAAGAAAGAATGCAGCTTGAACAAGAAATTCAAAGTAAAGGTGGAATAGATGATCTTTTTACAGATCTATTAGATACACATATACTTAAAAATGAAAATGCAAAACTTATTGAGTATGTAAATATGCTTGCTACTCCAAGAGAGTTTTATGAGCATTTACAGAGAAACTTTAAGTTTATGAAAGATCTCTACAATAATAGAGAAGAGATAGCAAAAGAGATCGTTAATCAAGAAATTGCAGCTATTGAAAACAATACTTTATTAAACACTTTAGCTGACCAAGGAGTATATGTAGATTTGGACGAATTTGCAGAATGGATTGAAACCAGAAAATTACCAGAACAATTTTTTGATGTTCCTAATAAAAGAATAATTAACAAGGGTTCAGTATTATATGAAGATTATATTGATATATTCTATAGAGCTGCAGAATTAGCAAATAAAAAACCTGCTGGTGAACCATTTACTCAAAAACAATTACTTGATAAAAGAATTGAAGAACTTGAAAGTGAAAAAGCCGGTTTACTTGATAAAGAAAAAGAAAAGTTTGATGCTAAATTTCAAGAGGTCTATGGAATGACTTTGGAAGAATATAGAATAAAAGAATCTGAGAGAGTTACTGCAGAAACTTTAACTGATGAAGAAAGACAAAAGTTAGAAAATGAGAAAAAACTTTTAACAAAAGCTGCTGAACAGCTACAGTCTGATAACTATGTAGAGGTGCAAGCAGCAGCAGAAGTTGTTGCAGAAGAAATCTTTACTAAGAAAAATGAAAGTGCTGAAGATTTCTTTAATCAGCAAACAGAAGTTCTTAAAAATGATCGTGATAAAAATAAATCTGTTTTCCAACTTTCTCAAAAGTACGACACTTCTGATATAGAAGATGCTCAAGAACAATTCAATGAAAGAATAGATACTGCATTAAAATCTATAATTTATTCACAAGCTGTTTCTGGAAGACTTGCTGAGATAGAACAAGAACTTACTAAAGAACCTGCAGCTCCAGAAATAGATGTAGAAAATACTAAAGAATTTTTAGCATATCAGGAAGCTGTTGATGCCATTAATGAAAAGTATGATAATCTTATATCTGAAGTTAAAGAAGACTTTAGAAGTAAAGGTATAGATGAAAATACTCCAGATCAATATACAACTAAGACAGAATTTTCTGACTTTGATGCACCATTCCGTGAACAAATCACTGAAGAGTTTGATACTTATTTAGTAGATGTATTAGGGGAGTCTTTAGATATTAAAACCAAAAATCCTTTAGAGTACGAAAGACTTAGAAAAAATTGGTTAGAAACACAGACTAATTTAATTAACCAGTTTAATGAAGAAGCTAAAAGACTTGCAGGAGAAAGAGCTGCAAAACTTGCAGAACCACCTGTATTGAAATTTTCTAATACTCAAATTGGAGCTAATACTCCTACATGGATTATTGCTAAAATGATTGATAGATACCAGTCATATTTAGAAGCTGGAGAATATCCTAATCCTCAAAAGGTAGATGAAAAAATTCAACTAACTCCAGAAACTATTGCTATGATCAATGAAGACATAGCAAGTCTAAATGGTTATTTGAATGCAAGAGTTAAGATGGCTCAACCTAGAAACATTGCAGAAGAAACTATTGAAATTATACAAGAAAATGTAATTAATAAACAAGATGAAATAGTTGAGATACGTGATGAAGATGGTAATGTAATTGGTAGAAATTTTAAAGATAGAGGTCCTACTGATCCAAGACCAGATCGTGTTACCGAAGTTGCTGAAGAAGTTGAAAATTCTATAAAGGAAAAAGAACCTTTTACATATAGTCCAATTAAACCTGTAGTAGATGCGGAAGGAAATGTATCACCATCTCCTGTAGAAAATCTATATAATCAATTCTTTAATGATCCTGAAATAGTTCCAGAAGATCGCATTAGACTTTTTATGGAAGCATTTAAGAAAGAAGTATATAGAGGTAAAACTTCTGGATGGAAAGAATTTAGATTTGATGAAAAATTAGAAGCTGTAGAAAACTCACTTAAAACTGTAGGTACTTACGAAGACTTAAGAAATACAATTGAGAAGTATGCTTTTAAAGAATCATCTGATGCCGGAGATTATGTTGATGGATTAATCAGAATATTCTTGACACCTAATGCAGCTACAGCATCTAAGTTTAGTGAGTTTAACTATAACTCAACTGTAGAGTTAAAAGGACGGCAAATTAAAATATCAGATGTAATGTCTAGAAAAGCATTTGATAAATTATTTGCTCCGGTAACTTCAACAAGTCAAGGAGGTATAGTTACTAAATTTAGACTTGGTATTGTAGATGGTACTTATACTATTCTTTCTGAAAATGTTAAATTATTTGACAAATCTTTAAGAGACGGTAAAGGTGTAACTGGTGAGGTAGATTTACTTCTTATAAAAGAAGATGGTTCTGTAGCTATTGTAGATATCAAAACTAAAAAAAGCTGGAAAACTTTTGGAGATCCAAAAGCAAAATATGAAAGCTCAACCTACTTTAGAGCACAACAATCAATCTATGCAAATTTATTTTACAATAATACAGGAATAACTCCAGAGATTAAATTAATGCCTTTTGAAGTTACTCTTAGTTCTGATAAAATAGGTTATATAGATGATATTGAATTAGCTAGTATTGTACCTGCTGGACAAGATACATTTGATTTAGAATACTTACCAGAAGTTGAAAACTTTGGAATTGTAAAAATCAAACCAGAAATAAAAACACCAGTTAAAAAAACAGAAACTCCTACTCAAGAAATGGGACAAGGAATTCCTGAGTCTGATCCAGTAATGAATAAACTAAAAGATAATGTAGATAAAGCAGTCATCTTTAATGGACGTACAGGTAAGCTTGTTAGAATGTCTAATGGGGCTTTTGGAGTAGAAGTAGTTGTAAATAGTAACATAACTGGATTACAACTTACACTTGATGCATTACAAGCTAATCTAGCAATTGAAAAAGGAGAGTTTGGAAATCCTGAACTTATTGGAGAAATTGAAAACCAAATCAAAAAAATATCTGAAGCAATTGAATCTACTAAAGGTTTAACAGAAGTATTTCCATTACAGGTTGATTCTAAAAATGTAACTAATGGTGACGTAACTTTAGATAAAGCAGGAGTACAACTTGTTATTCCAATCCAATCAATTGGTCAGCTATCTACTGTAAATGGTCAAGTAATTAATGCAGCATTTTCAAATAAAGAAAAATCAATTGCTACAATAAATGGTGTTAAGTATGAAGTACTAAGAGATGCTAGTGGAAATATAACAGTTCTTAGTTATATGTCAAATGATGAAATGATCAGTCAAATCAACAAACAAGTTGGAAAAATGGCTGCTAAAATTTCAGATCTCCGAAACTCTGTTACTGTAGAAGCAAACACAAATAGAAAAGATAGTTTACTAAATAGAATAGCAAAACTACAAGAAGATATTAGAACTCTTGATGGTAAAAGAAAATCTTTAATAGAGTCTAATAAAAAGATGTATCTTTATGGGGAGAATGCAAACAATTATATTTTTGCATTAAATAGATTACCAAATAACTTCCAGAGACTTACTGCAAATGCAACTAAAGCAAATGAAACACAAGATCTTAAGTCTATTAGTAATTTATCTTCAGACAGCACTATTGCAGATAATATTACAGAAATACTTTCTGATCAATATCCTGAAGCATTAGACAAGCTTATAGATGGAGAAACAAAAGATTTAACTTCTGGAGATCTTTTAAAAATTCAGTTGTGGATAGAAGACTCAATAGAAAGATTAAATCAATTAGGATATACGGTAATTAACAGGGGTGATATTATTGATGATATAACAAATCAAATTAATGCCCTCAATGAAGTAAGAAATAACTTAGAATTAATTAAATTAACTAAAGATGGAAAAATCTTCAACTACAAACAAATCGCAAAAATCTTCAGTGGATCAGAAGTACAGGAAGGGACTGGTGTATCTAAGGATGCGGGGACTACCAGAAAACCGTCAGAAGGAGTTTCTAGACCAGCTACAAGAGAGGAACTTAAAGACCTTGTCAAACAAGCAAGAGAAGAAAATCTAGGTGAAACATTTGGAGAACCTACAGCACCAACAGTAAATTCTGCTGCTGTAGAAAAAATAATGAATGCTACACTAAGTAATATTGAAGAAGTTTATCAAACTGAGTTCCTTAAAGCTCAAGCAAATGATGAAGATATTACAGGATTAACTGAAGCATACAACACTAGACTACAAGAATTAAAGACTGTTGTGTCTATACAAAATGTAGAAGTTGGTGAATATCTTATTACTAAAAATTTTATTTTTGTAGGACCTACTAAAGTAGGTACTAATGAAATAGTTATTGTAACTAAAGTAAATAGTGATAAAGTCACTTTAAAGAACATTAAAACAAATGTATCTAGAGAATTTACAGAAGCAGAACTTGTAGAAAATTTTGAAAAAACAACTATGGAAGCAACACAACCAGAACCAGAAGCAACATTAACACCAAATGATGTTGAAGATTCTAAAGAGTCAAAAGATACTGTTAAAGAAGTTATGAATGACCAAGAAGCTCTTAATAAATCAAAAGAGCAATCTAAAGCATCAAATAAAACTTCACGATGGAAGAAATTAGGAGAAAACTCAAATCTTTGTTAAAATGGCATGTAGTTTAAATAGAGATCAAGTATTAGATCTTTATGAAGTAATTTATGGTGAAATCATTGATAGAATTAAAGATTCTAATTTACCAGCTATTGATATTAATCAATTAATAAAAGAAACATATAGTGTTGTAAAAGAAGGTTCTGGTGATCAAGTAAAAGCTTTATTATATGCTCAGGCAATTCCAGATGTATTTCAATTAGTTACACAGGATGAAGAAGTAAATGATTATCTAGTAGATAATAATTTTGACTTTACTGGTCTTGCAAAAATGAGAAAAAGATTTGCAGATCTTGCTGAAGTAGGAAAAGATGTTGCTCAAGAAAAAATGAGTAAGGATGAAATAGATTCAAAGATTAAAGAAACTAATAAATCTAAAAAAGATTTTTCTCTTAAAGTGGATGTTGATCCAAAGATTCTTTGGTCTTTTAATGAAGAGAATGGTGCAAAGGTCAGTAGTGTGTGGACTACTACTATTCAAATGGCTGTTGCACAAAATCCAGAAACAGTTTCTGATGAAGACAGAAATAAAATGGATCCTGAGAAAAAGTTATTTTCTGATGTTGTTAAATCAATTGCAAGAATTGCTAAGGAAAGATCAGGAAATGAACCAATTATTTATCAGGGAAGAGTGTTAACTCTAACAGCATTACTAACTAGAAACATAGATCGTGATTTATTAACTACAAGTGATAAAACACATATGGAGAAAAACCCTGATGACAAGGGTATATCTGCAGTTATAACAGATGAAGATGGTAATTTCTTATATTTTACCGAAGAAGGTAATATAACAGATAATCCTGAAGAGGGTCGCATTGTATATCAGTATTTAAGAAGAGTAACTAATCAGAATGGTGAGCTCTATATTGGTAATCCTCAAAATAAACAAGGTAGAAAATATACACTCATTGATCCAGAAGTTCTTGCTAAAAGACATGCTGAAAAAATTGAAGAAAATGGTGGTAAGGTTTCCAAAGAGTTACTTAACTCACTAATAAAACAATATACTGAAAATCAATTAAGACAAGTTAATCAGCTTTATGAGCTCAGAAAATTAATTGAAAATGGTAATGTTGAACAAATTATACTTCCAATTACGAGAGCTACATTTGGTGTTGCACCTACGGCAACCAAAAGAGTTACTATTGTAGAGGCAGGTATAACTGAAGCAGATGTTAAAAGAGCTGTACCAATCACTAGTGGAAAGTATAGGGGTTATCAATATCTAATAGTTCAAAAAAATAAACCTGGTGAAATTGTTGCAGAACAAGAACTTTTAATAAGTTATTCATCTATAACACCAGAAATTGCAGAAAAAATTGCAACCGTTCTTACTACAAAAGCTTTATTAAAAGGTAGAGAATTAACTCCTGATGAAAGAAAAGCATATTTTGAACTCTTTATTAATAATACAAAAAAAAATGATTCAAATACAAATCGTGATAGAATACAAGTTTTTACAAGAGTAATAAATGGTGAAAAAACTTTTGTTGTAGAAATTGCCGGAAAAAAAATTCCAGAGACAGTTCTTTATACAGAAGAAGGTAAACAAATGATAGTAGATCATTTACTTGGTGTAAGTAATACAGCAAGACCTAAATATGTTGCAACAGGTAAAGAAATAGGTTCTAATGAATATTGGCCTGCAAATGTTTCTTTCAACTTTACTGGAATGAAAAAACCATTTCCTGATTATGAAATTGAGGGTAATACAATAAAAGAAACTTTAAAAAATTACTTTGATACAATCAAATCATTTGTCAGAGTAGTATATACAGATCAAACGTTAGCAGAAGAGGAAGGATTAAATGCATATATTAATTATGTAATCCCTGAAGGTACTATTGATAATGAAGGAACTATTCCATTGTATAGACCTAAAACACAAACACAACCTCAAACAAAAACTAAAACTGATAAAGAAGTAACAAAACCTACTACAAAATCACAGTCACGGAATAAACCGGCTAATACATCTACACCACAAAAGGAATCAACATATACCATTTCTATGAAAAACCAGATAAAAGATGCTGGTGGTAAAGTTGAGAATTACAAACCAAGAATGAAAGTAGATGAGTTAGCTAAAGCTGTTGGTCTTACAGAGAAACAAATCATTCAGTTTAGAGCAAATGCATTAGATGCAAGTCCAGATATAAAATCTACTGTACCAGCTAAACCTTTAACAGAAGCAGAAGTTAAAGAAACTAATGTTGAAAATAATCCAGCAACTAGAGTAAATTTATTTGCTGATATTCTTGAAGGTTCTTCTAACAGTGCTTTATATAAAAAAGCAGAAAAGAATGGTCTTAATAGAGACAAACTAAGAGGAAAATTTCTTGATAAAGTATTCACATCCAAAGCAGATAGAGAAGCTGCTGAAAGATGGTGGAAAAATTCTCCATTAAGTAAATTCATCTCTCTTGAGAGAATTACTGAAGTAGTAAACTCTGATGCATTTGCAACCTGGGCAGGATATGGTATTACACTTTATGAAGCTGATGGCGGTACATCAGTAGATCTTTACCACGAAGCATGGCATGGATTCTCACAGTTGTTCCTAAGTAAGAACACTAAGATAGACATGTATGAAAAACTATTAAAACTTCCAAAATATGCAAATAGAAAATATGCTACAAAAGAAGATGCATACTTTGATATAGAAGAAGACTTGGCTGAAGAGTTTAGAGATTATGCAAAGTCTAAAGGTAAAAAAACAACTAAAGGATTCTTAAGTAAGATTTTTGATGCAATTTATCAGTTCATCAAGAATATGTTTGGTAGAACTAACAAGAAACAGGTTGCTACAAATCTTCAAGATATCGATACTGTTAAAGAAATGTTTGACAAGTTGTATAGAGCTTCAGAAAATCCAGAGATTCTATCTAATCTAAAACCTTCTATGGATAATGTAATGTTTGGGAAACTAAACAGAGCAAAAACCATCAATGATAATTTTACATTAGAAGAGTCTAAAAAGATTTCTAATGCTATGGATAGTATGATGGCTGTTATATTCCAAAACTATAACAGAGACTTTAATACTTCTGCCGCAGCAATAAAACTTTTAAAGAATCCTGAGTATAAAAAAGATCTTTATAAAGATATCTATGATAGATTTGAAAGACTTAGAATATCTTATATAGATCAGCTTGAACTTAATGATGAGTTACTGTTAGATCCTAAGTTTGTTAAAGAGTACGATCTTTTAGTTAAAATTACTGATAACTATGGTAATCTTACCGGAACACTTGACGGTAAAGAAAAAAATAATGTTATTGCTTATCACTTAGAGAAATCTAAATTTAAAATTCTTAGAGAGCAATATATTGAAATAGAAGATCCAAGTAATATTGAAAAGAGTTCAATATTTATAAAGAATGATGGCAATACAATTTCAGCAAAAGAATTAGCAAGTATAGAAACTATGATGTTACTTGCTAGTGTCTTTAAAGTAACAAGAATTAATGGTGAAGTTGTACAAAGTAGAGAAGGTTTATTTGGTCTTCCTGAACTTCAAGATGTAGATATCACATGGAATAGACTTGCTAAAATACTACAAGGTTCATATGATGAAATGGATATGTACATTAGAATTTATGAAAATTCTGAAAACTATCCTGAGCTTAAGCAATTACTAAATCTTTTACCAGATCCATTTAAAATTAAAATGGGTTCTGAATATGAATCTAGTCTTGAATTTGATTCAGAAACAAATTTCTGGCAGGACTTTAAGAAACCAAGAATTCCTTATATACAGCTTAATCTAAACAAAGAGTATAAAAAATCTGAAGGAGCACCTACTATTAAGGAATATGAAGCCAGAATAGCAAAAGCTAATTTTGATGTATACCAAGTAATTCAGGATTGGAAATCTAATTTTGCAACAGCAGATTCTACAATCAATCCATATATTATAAAAGATAAGTATGATAGAAACTTGTTAAACACAGCTAAAATAGTTGCAGACTTTGGGACTGATGGACGTTTCAATTATAAAAAAGCAAATGAGTTTCTTCAAGCACTTGGTATTGTATTAGATCAATCAAGTACTGCTATTCAATCCATACTAAATAATACTACCAAACCTTTTAGTGCAACATTTGGTGTTGATAGAATGTATGAGGTAATTAAAAAAGTAAATAAAAGTATTTCCCCAGATGCATTTCTATTCAAAAGAGATCCATTGACGTTTTTACTAAATGGTCTTCCTAGTTCATTAAGGGATAATGAAAAACAAAGTGAAGAAGTAAGAGGTAGACTTAGAGCTATTGCTGAAATACAAAATAAATTTTCAGACAGTTATTCTAACTTTAGTGTTCAGACTCCTGAAGGTAATAGAGTTTGGGAACACATGGTAGATAATACTATTACAAGAATTGTAACGGCAATAAACTTTGCTAAAAACTGGCAAGAGTTAACTACAGATGCCGCAGATCCTGCTGGTAGATTTAAACAAATGAGATGGTTGAATGAAGCCAATAATACTTTCTCTCCATTCTCTAAAATATTAAGATCTATTTTTGATCTTGATCCAATGTCATCTACATATGGTGAGAAAATAACAGATACTAAACTTACTCTAAGTAATGTGGCTGGAACACAAATGGTAAGTTATAAAAATGAAGGTGGGACATCTACTGCAGCTATGGATGCTACAAGTAAGTATCTACAAGAGTTTCATACAATGCTGTTGAATGGTGTAGAAGAGTTTATGAGACATGCTTCTAAAAACACTGCAATGGGTCTTTCTGTAGATGGGGATATAATAACTTATAATGGTAAAAAGGCTGGTAGATTATATGTAGATATAGAATCCTTTTTAGAGTATGCTGACGGAGAAATTAAAGGATATGATATAGTTGAAGGTTATATTGCCGCAGAAGCAAATAGAATAGTTAGATTCCAACAAGACATAGATAAATATAAAAACTATGCAGGATATAACAGAAAAGTAAAAAGAAAAGACAATCAGAAAACTCCAGTAATGGCTGGACAAGCATTTACAGCATTTGATGATGTTTTATCTCAGGGAGTTCAAGCTGAAATATATTCTATTCTAGATAAAGTTTCTAAAAATCCATTAGCTGATTTTAATTTTATTTCTGAACTTGATAATAATCCAGAACTACGAAACAAAATAAGAAAAGATGTAGCTGAATATTTTAATCAAGATACAGATGAAAATTTAAAAAGATTACAAAAAGCTAAATATATAGATAAGGGATTATTTAATAGAGTAAAAATAACTAATGATCAACTTACAGATGATGAGGTAGAACGTGCTTTAGTAAAAGCATACACTTATAACTCATTTATCCATAAAATGGAAACTGTAATCTTAGCATATGGTGATTTAGCACAATACAATCATGCTAAAGAAGAGTTTCATAAAAGAAATGCTGGTTTAGGTTCTGGTGGTAGAGGGTTCCGTGCAGATGCAAGAGCACAAGTATATCTTAGTTCTTTAAAGAATTACTATGCTGAAAGAAGAGGTTATAATGTAAGAAACTATGATGGAACTTTAGTTACAGCTATAATGAAAGAAATGACTTTCAATTCTGTAATGTACAAAGAATACAGAGATGCAATTGAAGAGGCTGTATTTGAAAGAACTAAAGACAAGAAAAAAGCAAAAGAAATTGCAGATATCTCAGCATCAGAATACTTCAATGAAGATAAACCACAGATGAAAATTGCTGATGGTCAAGGTCTAATTTCATTTGAATGGTATAGAATACTTAAAAATGCTGAAGGAAATTGGAGTGCTGAACAAGAGTTACTGTATAGAAAAGTTTCATTAGGAGAAAATATTACTGCAGAAGATGTGGTAGAGTTCTTTCCACCATATAAATTGCAGTACTTTGGTAATATAGAAGCAACTGGTCTTCCTATAAATTCATTTCATAAATTTTCACTTGCACCAATAATTCCAGGAGTATGGAAAGAAGGTACACCAATATTTGATTTACATGAAAAAATGATGGAAGATCAAGTAGATTATGTTTTATTTGAGTCTGGATCTAAAGTGTCACATCTTGGTTCTGGAGATCAAATACTTAATCCTAATGGCACATTTAATAAAGATGTTAAGTTTACTAAAAATATAATTTTTGCTGATTTCTTAAAGAATCAAACTGAAATAAACTCAAGCTATAAAGATAAATCAATCTTTTCTACACAGATGAGAAAAATGATTTTAGAAGGTCTTTATGAAAGAGGTAAAATTAAGTCTACTAAATATAATGATATTACTAATGATAGAGTAAAAAAATATATACGTAATGTAGAAGAATACACAAATCTATTAAAACTAGAACTTCTAGAAGAAATGGGTTATGAAGAAACTTCTCCAGGAGTTTATAAAACAAAAGACAATTCTAGTACAGGTAAGCTTTTAAATATGATTAGACAAAATCTTGAAAGAGAAGATCTTTTAAGTGATGATCTTATTGAGTTTATTGATGTATATGATGAGTCTGGAGAACTTGAACATGATTTGTCTTTCCATCCAGAAGCTGCTAAAATAGAGAAGTTATTACTCTCTATGATTAATAAGAGAATTATCAAACAAAAAGTTTCTGGGGAACCACTAGTACAAGTATCTGTAGGTCTTACTGCTGGTCAATTTACTAAACCTGATTTAAGAAAAGCAACAAAAGATGAAATAAAAAAGTGGGCATCAGCTACATATCTACTTCCTGGTTATCATAGAAAATCTAATGGTTATACTGCAGCATCCAAAGTAATGATTGCAATGCGTGGTACATATTATAATCTTTTCAATTTAGAATACCAAGATGGAGAAACTGTTGGTGTATACTTTGAAGATGGTAAACTGGATATGGATGCTTCATTAGCAAGATTAAATGAAAAGATTAAAGATGATGCTTGGTTAGATGCAGACAATGAAGCTAACAGAAAAGCAATAACTCTTGTTGGTGTAAGAATTCCAGTACAAGGTCTTGCACAAATGGAGTTTGCTGAAGTGTTTGAATTTTTACCACCTCAAGCAGGAAATATTATCATTGTTCCAGCAGATATTGTTGCTAAGTCTGGGGCTGACTTTGATATTGATAAAATGACTACATATATTACTACACTTGATGAACAAGGTAAAGTAATAAAAAGAGAATATAAAGACAATGATGAAATTAAAAAGCTTAGAGGAACTGATCAATTTTTGCAAGCTATTACTTTACAAAAAATAGCATTAGAAAATGAGATGATTCAGGATATGAAAAATATTTTGGAGCTTCCAGAAAATTATGCTTCTTTGATTATGCCAAACGGTACTTTTATTCTTAAAGAAATTGCAGATAAACTAGCATCAAAGGTCATGGAATATAATCCTAAGAAGAATAAAATGACTGAAGATACTGGAGAAATTAGTCCTACGAGAGTACTTGAAGCATTATATAATGTATACAAACATGAATCAAATATTGTAGGTAAGAAAACTTTAGGTCTGGGGGCAATTGAAAATACATTCAATGTGATCATGAATACATTGGGTGCCTACATGCCTGATGAATATATTATCAGCAAAGAGGTAAGAAAAAGTAATATGCGGTTGAGACATAACAAAATGGATAAAAATGGCAAAGAAGTTATTTCTATGTCAGACCTCTATGATGTTGATGGAACAAATAAAATCTCAGATGTTATATCACAAATGATGAACGGATGGGTAGACGTTGAAAAGGATGCATGGATCTTCTTTATTCAGGGTAACTATGAGGTTGCTCCAACATTACTCTATCTTGTTAAAGCTGGTGTGCCAGTAAAAGAAGCAATTTATTTTGTGTCAAATCCATTAGTTAGAGAATATGTAGATGAACAACGTCTTGCTAAATCTACATTTGCTGATGTGCTTGGTAAAAAACCTAAAAGTCCAGGACTTGCAAAATATCAAGCTGCATCAAATATTATTAAAAAATACTTTGATAAAGATCAATTGAAAGGAACATCTAAAAATGATGAAAGATATTTAGCAGGTCAAGACTTATTAAATGAGTTTTTTAAAGGTAAAAAGCAAAAGCATTTTACGGAAAATGAAATGTTAGATCTAATTGAAACAGATAATAGAAATAGTGATATAGCAAAAGCAATGTTCTTACATTATCTAGAATTAGAACAACAGATTGCTGGCTATACTGCATTGAAGATGTCATCTAATCCAGATACAAGTACTAAGTCTACTCTGTCTGATGTAGAACAAACAGAAGCAAATATTGAAGATTTATTCTTTGATAAAAGAGTTCCAACAGAAATAGTTGAAGCTATGATTGATGACTCAATTTTAAAGTCATTTTTTAATGGTCCTTTAGCTCTGGCTGTAAGTAGACCTTTATTTAAATTAAGATATCATAAGACAATTAGTGATTACTTAATTGGCAAGAAAGATAAAATACGAGAAGATTTAGAAATTACATTCCCTGGTAAAAACATTGAAATGTTTAGTAATGTATTTAGAAATGACTTGGTAAGTTTTATATTTCAAAATGCCATTAGAAAATATAAAAAAGAAGATGGTTTTATATCTTTAAACATGGATACCACTATTCCAACATCTATGGCAAAAGAACTTAAGAGAGGTGCATTTGTTAAGAATGGTACTTTATATCTTGATATGAAGCAGCTTCAAAAAGAGTTTAAAGAAAAAGCTTGGATTAAAAATTCTGAAGCAGAAAATAGTTATGAAAATAGAGGTTTATATCCTTTACATCCATCAACATTCATGAATAACTTTGAAGTTAACTTCAATGAGTATTTAAATTTTGTATCTCAAAGAGAATATTTAAGGTCTATTACTCCAATGACTCAAGAGTATGTTGATTCATTCTATTTCAAAGAAGAACTTAAAAATACAAAAGAACTATTTGAAGATTTGTCTAATGAAAAAGCCGTAAGATATACTTATGAAAAACTGTTAGCTGTACAAGCATTAGATAATGCATTTAATTTCTTCCATCTTTTTCAAGATAATGAGAATTCATTTGCTGTTAGAATGACACAGCTTTTACAGAATTATCCAAATCTTAAAAAAGATTTTCCTGTTTTGTCTAAATTAAAATTTGATTCTTCAAAACAAGAATCTGCATTTAATTTATATATAGCTGATAAAGATTTTGATAATGATAAATCTAATCTATATACAAATGACTTAAAGAAGCTTGCTGATCCTACAGTTAACAAAGTAAATGACCCTGTAGAAAATGCAAGAATAAGTTCTATGTTTAAATATCTAAATCTATATGCATTCTTACAAACAGGATTAAATAAAACTAAATTAAGCTTTACAAATATCACTGACTTTACTGATATACTAACTATCTTAGAAAGTGAAGCTGAATTATTTATGAATGCATTAGATAAAAATGGGGTTAATCTTTTAGATAATTTTTATGATTTATTTGTAAGACAAAATAACTCAGATATAAATACTAATAAATCACGGTTTAAAGATTATCTTTCTAATATAGATTATGAAAATCCTGAAAAAATTAAACGTCCTGAAACAGCAACTGAGTTAACTGCTCAACAACCCACTCAAGGTAGTGTTAAACCAGGAGTAGATGAACTATTTGAATCTAATCCTGAATTAGCTAATCAGATACACGAGGTTTTAGGATTTAAAATAGAGTTAAACGATACTTTTATAAATAACTTAAAAACCACTGGTTATAATAAGTATAAAAAGTTAAATACATACGATTTAGAAAAAGAAGCGTCTAAATTAGGTGTCACTTTAAAAAAAGTAGAAGCAGGAATACCCATTCCTTTTAATAAATTTCAAGACATTAATAGTGCTTTTCAATATATATTGAGTTCTTCTTTACCTAATAGATTAAATATAGACTCTCTTATTAAACTAAAAAAAGAGTATTTGATTAAAGTACAATCAGAAAACGACAGGCAATTAGGATTAAACAGTATAGATTATTTAATTGAGTTGTTAAATAATCAAGTAACTCCGCAACAAAAACAACAAGCTCAACAACTTTATTCTCAATATCTAAATACTATATTTCCAGATAGTAAAGTGAAGGATATTGTTTATCATGGTACTAAAGGAGAAAAATTTGATAAGTTTATATCTTCTGAAAAAGGAGAATTTGGCAAAGGTGTTTATTTTGGAAATTATCAAACAGCTTTAGAAAATACGGATACGTTAGATGATTTTACATTAGAACCGAAGATAGGTTTTAATAAAAATAAAATCATAGCTGCTGTAATAAATACTCAAAATATATTTGAAAGAAATTTAGGAGGAAATGGAGTTAGAAATGAATATGTAGTTGAACCAGAACAAATCCACATATTAGGTAGTAAACAAGATATAGAAGGGTTTAAAGAGTTTGTTAGTCAACCATCTACTCAACAACAAGGTAGTGTTACAAATAATCCAGCAGAATATACTAATTATCATGGAGGTGCTAAAAAGTATGATACTTATTGGGAAACTGATGGTAAAACTTTTGGAGTGGAAAAACATACTGTGTACACTACTGATTCTTATGATAAACTAGACCAAGCTACAAAACAAAAACTTGAAGATAGATATCAAGCAGCTAGAGAATGGCTTGGAAGAAGTAATTTATCAGCAGATACTTATGCTGGTAAATTAGTAAGAAGAGATATGATGCAAGCTGCTAAGGCTGATGGTATTTATGCTGTTTCAGAACTAGTTAAACCTGGTGTAAAAGGTAGAAAAGGATATATAAATAAAACTAATCATTCTATTATAGAAGGAGGAACTGGTTATGCTGTAGCTAGTGGAATTTTACTTGGTAAACAAGTGTATGTATTCAATCAAGATTCATCTTATGGTTATCCTATTGGATGGTATAAATGGGATACTTCTAAAAATGATTTTGTTTCTACAAGTATTCCAGTTCTAACTAAAAATTATGCTGGTATTGGTAGTAGTACAAATGAAACAGAAGCTGGTAAACAAGCTATTAGAGATGTGTATGCTAATACATTTAAAGCTACTACCCAACCATCTCAACAACAAGGTAGTGTTAAACCAGGAGTAGATGAACTATTTGAATCTAATCCTGAATTAGCTAATCAAATTTATGAAGCTTTAGGGTTTAAACAATCTAATTCTGAATCTAAGATATACAATAGAACTTTTCAAAATGAGGAATATCATAATGCTTTTGTCAAAGGAGGCTTAGATGCAGTTAAGAAAGTAATAGAAAAAAATAAACAAAAGGAACTTTCTGCCGCAAAACAACTATCTAAAGAAGTAGATTTGTTGACTGAGTTTGAAGAACTAAGTAATAAAACTAATAAAACAAATAAAGAAAATGACAGAGTTATAGAACTATATGTTATCTTAAAAAATTCAAAAGAACTAGATTTTGAATATTCTTTAAAAGAAATCGGTTTACCAAATAATTATGTAAAACCTACCATTGAAATAACTCAACAACAAAAACAACAAGCACAACAACTTTATTCTGAATATCTTGATAGTTTAAGTAAACCCAATACTAATCCTATATTTCAAAGTAATAAACAAGAACAAGTTAAAAAGTTTACTGAACTACAAGAAAGACTTAACAATAA